GCCTCGGAACCCGCCTCGGACAAGCCGGAGCCATGGGTGCGGCCGGAGCCGTTACGGAAGGTGCCACAGAGGCGGTGCAGACAGGCATCGAGCGTTTCGGGGCCGGCCAGCAGGTTTTCAGCCCAGAGGGCCAGCGCGACATCATCAACTCGGCGGCGCTGGGTGCCCTTGGCGGCGGAGCCATCGGCGGAGCCATCGGCGCATTCCGCGGGGCAGAGCGGGCCAGATCGGACGCTGCCTTCGAACGCATCGCGGCCGCAGAGACGCCCGACGACGCCGTCAAGGCATTCGAGGACACCTACATCGCCCCGGTGCTGCCGGCTGGGCTGGATGCAGAGGGTGCGCTGAACCGCATGGAAGGCTGGGTGGCTACCGACAACAGCCGCTTCGGCAGCCAGACCGCACCGGTGCCAAGCATCTTCCAGGACGGCACGATCATCCCCACGGAGCCCGGCATCGGCGCAATGCGCGCGCCGTCTCTGGCACCGTCGCCACTGACCACCCAGCCAGCACCCGCCCTGACGCAGCCAAGCGCCCAGATCACGCCCGAAGCGCCATTCAGCGACCGCGTACTGACGGTGCAGGAGCAACTCAAGAGCGGCCGGGTGCGCCAACAGGTCCGCGAGGTGATGGGGCCGCAGGCCCTGGTCGACATCGCCTACTATGCCAGCGTCGCCGACAACATGGCTCAGAACATCTCGATGAAGACGCGGGATCACCTGCTCCAGGCGGCAGAGGCAATCCTGTCGCGTGCGCAGTTGCAGCCGATGGGACGTAGCGAGCCGGCACGGCAGTTGACGGCCACCACGGCCGCGCCGCAGACGGAAGCCGTGCCACCGGAGGCGACCGGCCGGGTGACACCGCCCAGCCGCGTCATCGAAGTCGGCCCAGACGGCACCGCCACGCCGGTGACGCGAGCCGCTGTCATGGTGGGTGAGGGCCGCTTCGTCCAGCCGGAGCCGGCGACCGTGGCCGAGCCGTTGGCGCTGCCGGAGCCGGCCCCATACCGCGCGCCGACCACGCCAGAAGAGAAGGCCGCCGCGTTCACCCAGGCAGAGCGCGATGCTGCCAACGCGCGAGCCAGCCAGGCCGCCGCGATCCCGGAGAAGGCCGCAGAGCAGGACCAGCGGGCCGCCGCAGTTGCGCGCGCCGCCAAAGTCGAGGCGCCTACGGCGATGCAGGAGGCGCTGGCGCGCGCTGGGCTGGGCCGGGTGGAAGAGATCCGGGCCAAGGCCAACGAGGCCGCCACCAGCCCGACCAACGACCTGCCGGAGCCCACCGACGCCCAGAAGACGGCCGGAAACTACAAGCTCGGCCACGTGCGCATCAGCGGCCTGGACGTGAGCATCGAGAACCCAAAAGGTTCGGAGCGCCGCAGCAAGGCCGATGCCACCGAACCTTGGAAAGTGACGATGCCAGCCGACTACGGCTACATCAAGGGCACCAAGGCATCGGACGGCGATCACGTTGACCTGTTCATCGGCGACAAGGGCGAGAACGGCCGCTTCTGGGTCATCAACCAGAACCATCCCGGCACCGGTCGCTTCGACGAACCCAAGGTCATCACGGGGGTGGATAGCGCCGAAGAGGCGACGGCCATCTACAAGGCCAGCTTCGCCGACAACTTCGGCGACAAGGTGTTCGGGTCGATAAGCGGCGAGTTCACGCCGGTTGCGCTGAAGGCTCGGCTGCCCAGCATGAGCCGGCCGAAACCGACCACTGGCGGCGCCAAACCCACGGCGACGCAGCAACGCGAAGGCACAACGGATGCGGCCACACCAACAGGAAAAGCCACGGCAAGCCAAGAGGTGGCGCCGGCAGCAAGCGTTCAACAGCCCGCCGAAGGAGTACCCGGAGCCGCCGCCACCGGTGTACAAGCCGCTAGGGTAGATAAGTTCACAACAGCCAAGGGATCGACATACGTTGTTCACGAGGATGGCACAACAACGCGCAACAAGGCCGCTCGTGGTGATGTCGGGCACGAGGGAGATTTCGGTAAAAAAGAGCGGAGCGCAAGAACTGTCTACGTTGATGGCGATGCCTCGGTGCTTTCTGTGGCCGGTCGGAGCAACATCGGGGCGCGTGGGGCCCGGGTAGCCATCAAAAATGGCAAGGCAACGCTACTGACCTGGAATGAGCAAGCCGGAAAGTGGGGGGCGTCACCATCAAGCCGCAACATCGCCGTGTACGAAGAACCGGCGGTTGGGCGAAGCCCGCTGGAACTGTGGTCGCCAAAGGACGACATTACTGGTTACGAAGCTTACGGTGCGATGCATGCAGGCAACAAAATCACAAAGGCAAGCACTACCAATCCAGCGCCAAATCCTGGGGTCACCACCGGAGCCGAGTCAACGAAGCTCGACAACAAGGCGGCCTTCGCCGACAACTACAAGGCACTGGAGGGCCGCACGCTGGAGCGCAAGGTCAAGATCGCCGACACGGGCGGCACCGGCACGCTGCGGATGGACGCGGCCAAGGCGATGCGCCGACTTGACGCGCGCCGGGATGCGCTGAAGGCGCTGCTGAAATGCCTGGAGGGCGGGACGTGAGAGAACTGACCGCGGCCCAGCTCAAGCGCATGGCCCTGGAAGACGGGGCCGAGCTTGAGATCGATGGCCGGCGCTTCAACACCGCGCGCACCGAGGTGGCGCCGGAGCCGCCGGCACCAGCACCCGAGGCGCCCGAGCCGACCATTGCCCCGCCAGCGCCCACTGCCCCACCACCCGACACCCTGTCGCGCACCGAGGTGGAAGAGATGCTGCGCCAGCAGGCTGACAGCTTCCGCCAGCAACTCGACACCGTGACCCGCGCCTTTGCGTCCGCACTGGGTGCCATGCCGAAGCCAGAGCCGGGCCGTCCGCGCCAGCCGTGGAGCTTCAACGTCAACTACGATCGACACGGCGCGATCGAGAACATCACCGCAACACCAACCGAAGGGTAAGCCATGGGCAAGTACATCATCAAGCGCGAGGGCGTCACTGCGGTCACCGGGAACGACGTGCTCACCATCATCAGCGCGGCAAGCCGCCGGTGCCGTGTCGTGGAGTTCAACGTCGTGGGCCAGGGTTCCAGTTCAGCGGCCCAGGCGTTCACCATCAGCCGGGCGCCCGCGGGGACCACGCCGGGCGGGGCGATCGTGCCCAGCAAGGCGGACCACTCCGACCAGCCCGCGGCAGCCTTCACCACGGCTACCACCTGGAGCGTGCAGCCGGTGCCGGAGACGAACGGCATCACCACCGGGTTCAACGCGCTGGGCATCCCGTACTCGCGGGCATGGCCTGACGGTGTGCTTGAGGCCCGCAACGGGGAGTGCATCAGCATCCGGGCGCCAGCCGGGCAGACCCCACAGGCGTGCAACCTGTCGATCACGATCGAAGAGTACTAACGTGGCCACTGGCACCGGGACGGCCACGATCAACTTCGGCTCGGCGCCGGGGACGAACACGGCCACCACCACGGTGACCGGGCAGGCCGGCATCAGCAGTGGCGCCTACGTGGAGGCTTGGTTCATGGGCAACGACAGCACCGCCGACCACAACGCCTACGAGCACAAGCACATCTTCCCGCAGACGGTGAAGCTGTCCGCGGACAACATCGTGGTTGGCACCGGATTCGACATCACTGCGACGGCGCTGGAACTGCGCCTCACCGGCACGGTGAAGTGCCGTTTCGTCTGGAGTACATGAAATGGCAGGCATAAGGATTGAAGGCAACACGAGCGGCAGCGTCGCTGAAGTCGCCGGCACGAACCAACTGAAGGTGATCCCGGAGACGGACTCATTCAACAATGCGGCAAACATCGGCGGGGTCAAGAACTATTCAGAGAACGACGATGGGGTGATATCTGGAGCGCCGCAGTTATACGCGCCAGAGGTGGATCTGGATTACCGGATGCGCACGGCGCCAGACTGGCTTGTTGACAACGAGATATTCAACTACACGGCCCAGAACACCGGCAAGCACACCTACGCCAACACCACGATGACAAACACGTGGGCTATTGGCGCGCTGACAACCAACGGCACAAACATAACAACGACCACCACAGGAACGTCGTTTGGTAGCTACGCAGAGTTCCCGCTGCTTGGCACGGCGACATTGGCTTTCGACATCGAGGCATCGTTCAGCGCCCAGCCGGCCACCAACACCACCATCGACTTTGGCGCCTACCGGCGCGGCGCTGCCAACCCCTACTCGCCAACTGACGGCGCGTACTTCCGCCTTACGTCGGCGGGCTTGCAGGGGGTGGTGAACTACAACGGCACCGAGACTACTACGTCTGTTTTCGCCTTCACCTACGCCAACAACAAGAAGTACCAGTTCATTCTGTACATCAACCAGCGACAGGTTGAGTGGTGGATCAACGACGGCTTGTCGGTCCGCATCTATGGCTCGCTGCAGACCCCGACCGGCAATGGCCAGCCGTTTGCCTCGGCCACGATGCCACTGAGCGTGCGCCACGCCATCGTTGGCGGTGCGGCCGGTTCGGTCATCAACTTCCAGCTTTCGTGTTACTCGGTGCGCGTCGGGGGGCCGCTGATTGACCGTACCGCAGGCATCCTTGGCAACGCCATCCACGGCAGTTACCAGGGCCTGAGCGGCGGAACCATGGGCTCACTGGCCAACTACGCCAACAGCGCGAACCCGACTGCTGCGGTGCCCACCAACACCACGGCGGCGCTTGGCAGTGGGCTGGGCGGCCAGTTCTGGGAAACGGCGACGCTGGCCGTGAACACGGACGGCATCATTTGCAGCTTCCAGGTTCCGGTTGGCACGGCCAGCGTGCAGGGGCGCCGCCTGGCCATTCGCGGCATCAGCCTGTGGAGCTACATCCAGACGGTCATTACAGGTGGTCCGTTCGCGTGCCAGTGGTCGCTGGCGTTTGGGCACACCGCCGTATCCCTTGCTACGGCGGAGGCTGCCACGACCAAAGCCCCAAGAAGGATTGCGCTGCCGTTTGACCAAATAGTGACGGCCGCCCAGGCCGTAAGCACGAAGGTCGCGCAGACATGTCAGTTCTTTGACATGGGCGACGCGCCGGTGTTCGTGAACCCTGTCGAGTTCGTGGCGCTGGTCACCAAGCACGTCGGCACGGTGGGCACGGCCGGCGTGATAGCGCACATGGTGAGCTTCGTCTACACCTGGGAGTGATCCATGGCCGGGCAATCACGCGTCATCGGGCGCATCATTACGATTACGAGCAGTTCAAACCTGACAGAAGACCAGGCCGAGTTTCTCGTGCAGTACCGGTGCTCAGGTTTTGTCACCGGGCAGGTGTCGGGCGAGGTTGTACTCGTCTGCAATATCACCCAGAACGCCACGCAGATCGCCAACGACCTTCAGACGGCACTGGCAGAGGCCATCAATCTACTGATCCAGCCGCCCCAGGCGTACACGCAGGCTGACGTTCGGGGGTGCTCTCTGTGAAGGTCTACGCCACCATCCGTTGTGCAAGCCGCGAGACCGACGCGTCTCCAGTGCAGTACCGCATCGACTACGTGTTCATGACGGGCGACAAGCGCAGCGACAGCGCCACCGTCACCCCATCGAACTACAGCAACGAGTCCACGCTGCTGTGGCGGCTCAAGCAGGGTCTGGTTGTGCACCTGGCCGCCAAGTACGCGCCGGAGTCGTTCTCGACGAGTGACGTTCTGCTGTTCGGCGGGTAGCGCATGTCGCTGCTGCTGGCGCTCACCAGCGGTGCCGCGCCAGCGGTTGACCTGCTGTGCCCAGCACTGGACGACGGGGGACGCAAGCGCCAGCGGGCCGACAGCGGATGGCACCCAGGGATCCTGCAGGTTGATGCGGTTCCGGACTTGCTCTACCCGGGCGCCCAAGAAGCGTCCAAGCGCAAGCGGAGGGCGGACGCATGGCAAGCCTTCCTGGCTCCGGACGTTGGCCTGTTTCAGCCGGTGCTGGACGATGGCCGGCCCCGGCGCCGGATTGGCGATGAGTGGGCGGCCTCCGCTCCGGATGCGCCAGCCGAACCCGTGGTGGACCTGTTCGCTGGAATGCTGGATGACGGTGCTGCGGCATCCAGGAACTGGGGCGACGAGTTCACGGCCGCGCTGCCGCCTGATGCAGACGTGTTTGGCTCCGTGCTCGATGATGGGTTCGTTCGCGGGCGTGCACCCAACACCCTGCACGCCTACTTGCCGCCGGATGTTGAAACCCAGGCGCCACTGGGCCAGCCCCCAGACCAGCCCGCGGCCTCACCGGGCGGCGGACACGCCAGAAAACTAGCTCGGGCCTATGATCGCAACCAGCAAATCAAGCGGCAGAACGAGGCCATCTTGGCCATTGTCATAGCCGCCGTCACATCGGGAGCACTCGAATGACAGTGCGAATGAGCTTCTGCCTCCGGGCCATCAAGACCCTGGGCACCCAGGACTTGGGGGCACTCACCGATGGCATCGAGTCCTACGTCAAGGCAGGCATGGCCACCAAGGCCGCCGAGCGTGCGGCGGTGGATGATCTTCTGGAGCAAGTCAACGGCGAGCGGGGCGAGGTGATTGCGCTGCTGCGCGCCCAGCACGCTGATGTGTTCACGCCACCGCCTGCGCCCGCACCGGTGGTGATGCAACGCGCTGAACCGTCCGCCGGCATGTCGAGCTACGATGTGCAGACCGTGGTTGATGCCGTCACCAGCGGCTGGGCCAATGCGCCGGAGGTGGTTGTGCTTGGGTCGATGGCCGATGCGTCAGAAGCCGCGAAGAAGGTTGACCGGGATGCCAAGGCGCAGGGCGCAGACGGGGCGACGCAGGGCTACTGGGAGGGCGGCAAGGTCTACCTGGTGGCCGACCAACTCAAAACCGATGGCCAGGTGGTGCGGGTGCTGTTCCACGAGACCATCGGGCACGCCGGGCTGCGCGGGCTGTTCGGGCGCAAGCTGCTGCCGATCCTGGATGAGGTGGCGAAGGCGAACGACGAACGCATGCGGGCCAAGGCGACGCAGTACGGCATGGACCTGGCCAAGACCGAAGACCGGCTGACGGTGGCTGAAGAGATCCTGGCCGAGATGGCAGAGCGCACGCCCGAGGCAACGTTGGTGCAGCGGGCCATCGCCGCCGTGAAGCAGTTCCTGCGCGCCATCGGCATTAAGGTCGCACTCACCGATGCCGACATCGTGGCAAACATCCTGGTGCCGGCGCGCGAGTTCATCACGAACGGGCCCACTGCGCCGGCTCGCAGCGTGCCAGAACAGGCCGAATCGAAGGACATCCGCCGCAGCGTCGCCGACACCATGCGCGAAGGCATCCGCGGCTTCAACCAGACCGCAGCCCGCAACCTCTTCCTCGACATCACCAGCAACGCCGGCAAGCTCGGGTTCTGGGGCCGGTCCATCGGCACCCAGTACGCCAAGGCCCAGAACCACCCGCTGACGTTCGGCCGCGTCTTCGATGCCGTGCAGGACTACATCAAGGACATCAACATCTTCGGCAATGCCGCCGCCGACATGGCGCCGACGATCCTGCCGAAGCTGGAGAGCTGGTTGGACCTGAAGAAGGGTGGCCTGTTCCGTCACGGCGAGGCGACGGCCGCAGACCTGAAGGCGGCCGGGTCCGCCGTGTTCCAGGGCACGCTGTCGTGGGCGCGCGATGCCGGCCACAAGCTGGTGAAGATCGACGATGTGAAGGCCGCCGCCGACAAGCTGACACCGCAGGCCAAGGCGCAGTTGCTGGTGCGCGGCAATCGCCTCACCGGCCAGGTTCTGAAGATGTGGCAGGGCCAGCCGCTGGACCGCTTCGAGAAGATGGTGAACGACAAGTTCGAGCGCGAGTTCCTGCGGGCGGGTGTGGTGTTCACGGAGCCGGAACTTCGCAGGATGGGGTTCAGCGGCGCCCAGATCGGCCTGTACAACGAGTTCCGGGCTGCGGTAGACCAGTCGCTCACCGACCTGGCAAAAAGCGAAATGGTGCGGCTTGCGGGTGGTGACGGGGATGCCGTGGCCGCGCAGGTCCTGGCCGCCGCAGACCTGGCCGATGCCGCCTCCATCATCAACCAGCACTTCAACACGCTTGCCGCCGCGAAGCCCGATCGCAAGGTGAGCCTCGACAAGACCTATGAGGCCATCGCCGACAAGTCCACGCAGGTGGACCGGCTGAAGGCAGAGGGATATGCCCCGTTGATGCGCTTCGGGCGCCACACCCTGCACATCACGCGCGCCGGCGAAACCGAGTTCTTCGGCATGTACGAATCACGCCGAGAGGCCAACAAGGCGGCGCGCGAGATGCAGGCCGAACCGGAGTTCAATGGCGCCGACTTCAAACGCGGACTGATGAGCCAGGAAGCCTATAAGCTGTATGCCGGGCTGCCGCTGGATGCGCTGGAGCTGTTCGCCCAGACCACCGGCAACGCAAACAACGAGGTCTACCAGGACTTCCTGCGGCTGACGAAGAACAACCGCAGCGCCATGAAGCGCATGATCCATCGCCAGGGCATCTCCGGGTTCAGCGAGGACACCTCGCGCGTGCTGGCGAGCTTCGTCACCAGCAATGCCCGCATGGCCAGCGGAAACCTCAACCTGGGTCGCGCGAAGAAGTGGGCGGACGAGGTACCGAAAGAGCAGGGCGACCTGAAAGACGACGCCTTGAAGCTGGTGCAGTACGTCCAGGATCCCCAGGAAGAAGCAGCCGGCTTCCGCGGGCTGCTGTTCACCCAGTTCATCGGCGGTAGCGTGGCCAGCGCGGCCACCAACCTGACGCAGCCGATCACGATAACGCTGCCCTACCTGTCGCAGTTCGGCGGCCTCGCCAAGGCGACCCAACACCTGATGGCGGCCGCGCGAACGGTGGCAGCGGGTGCGCCAACGGGCGAGATCGGCAAGGCCATGAAGCGCGCCGAAGACGACGGCATCGTGAGCCCGCAGGAAATCCACCACCTGCAAGCCGAAGCGATGAAGAACCTGGGCAACCACCCGGTGCTGAAGAAGGCGGCGTTCATCTGGGGTAGCCTGTTCAGCCTGAGCGAGCAGTTCAATCGGCGCGTCACCTTCGTGGCCGCCTACAACGTCGCCAAGGAAACGCACAACCCGGACCCGTTCGGGTTCGCAGAGAAGGCGGTGATCGAGACGCAAGGGTTGTACAACCGAGGAAATCGCGGCAACTGGGCGCGTGGACCGATCGGCGCCACCGCCATGACGTTCAAGCAGTTCAGCATCCACTATCTGGAGTTCCTGGCGCGGATGTGGCGCAGCGGGCCACAGGGCAAGCGCGCGGTCGGTATCGCCCTGGCGGTGCTGGTGCTGGTGGCGGGCGCCGGTGGCCTGCCGTTCGCGGATGACCTGGACGACGCCATCGACACCTTGGCGCAGGCGCTGGGCTACGACTTCAGCAGCAAGGCGGCAAAGCGCAAGTTCGTGGCCGACACCCTGGGCCTGGGCAACATCGCCGCGGACGTGGCCACGCGGGGCCTCACCAGCCTGCCAGGCTTCCCCATCGACATGAGCCTACGTCTGAGCATGGGCAACCTGCTGCCGGGCACCGGCGCCCTTCTGCGCAGCAACACCGACCGGAGCAAAGACGTGCTGGAGTTCGCGGGTGCGGCCGGCGGCTTGGCCAAGAACGCCATCGACGCCGGCACCAAACTGTTGGCTGGTGACGTGGCCGAGGCCGGGTTGAAGATGGCGCCCACGGCGATCCAGAACATGGCCAAGGCCATGCAGATGTGGAACACCGGCGAGTACCGCAACCAGCGGGAACAGAAGGTGCTGGACACCGGCCCCGTGGACGCGGCCATGAAGTTCATCGGCTTCCAGCCTGCGGAGGTGGCGCGCGAATCCAGCCGGATGCAGGAGGTGCAGCGCAGCATCCAACTGGTAAAGAACGTTGAGGGAGAGATCGCCGGCAAGTGGGCTGAGGGTCTCAATGACGGCGACCAGGCCAAGGTCAAGGAAGCGCAGCGAGATCTGGCGGACTGGAACGCCAAGAACCAGGACACCCCGATGCGGATCACCATGCGCCAAGTCATCCAACGGGTCCGCGAGATGCGGGCGACGCGCCAAGAGCGCACCATCAAGTCGGCACCTCGTGAGATGCGCGAGAGAGTGCGGGAGCAGATGCAATGACCAACCCATACTTCACCAAGTCGGGCACGCCGAGTTCTCATGCCCCAGGCGCATCGTCGCCGATCCGGGCGGAGATCGTGGCCATCGAGGCCGGATTCGACAAACTGCCAACGCTCTCCGGGAACGCACTGAAGCTCATCCGGATCAATGCGGGCGCGAATGGCCTGGAGCCCATCGGAACCATCGACGACATACCTATCGGTGCCACGACACCCAGCACGGGCGCGTTTACCACCCTGTCCGCTAGCGGCGGCATCACCGGGAACCTCACTGGCACGGTCACCGGCAACGTGACGGGAAACGCCTCCACGGCCACCACGCTCCAGACCCCCAGGAACATCAACGGCGTGCCGTTCAGCGGGTCAGCGGACATCACTGTCACGGCTGCGGCCGGAACGCTGACCGGGGCTACGTTGGCGCCCGGCGTCACGGCTTCGTCTCTCACGAGCTTGGGGGTACTCGGTAGTTTGTCCGTAACGGGTGGCGTCACAGCGGCCACATTCAGCGGCTCTGGCGCCAGCCTCACGACGCTGAATGCATCGAACCTGTCGTCTGGGAGCGTTGCGCTCGCCAGGCTCACGTTGCTCACGGATATCTTGGCCGACACCACCAGCGCGAGCAATGCCGTCAACCTGCTGGCCTATATCCCGAGCGCGGTTTATACGTTTGGTCTCGGTCTGTTCTTGAATAACGTGTACGCAAGAACTGCTGTAGAGGCGGCTGCCGGCGTAACGCCTACTAATTACTGGTATCCACCAGGTAATGCACTTAGATACGGCACAAACACTATCCCAGGCACTACAAACATGACGACGGCAATACAGAATGCAATTCTGTGCTGCGGAACTGGGGCTTATAGGGGAAAAGCGTATATACCGGCCGGGGCATACTTGGTGACAGAATCACTTACACCGGGTCCCGCTGGGTCCGTGCTTGCAAAAGCCCTGGTGATATTCGGTGACGAACAAGCTACACAACTGATAAACGGGTGCTCAGCCAATAAGCCTACGTTTGATTGTTCTGGTCGGTCGCAGTGGACGATCCGGGATATGCTACTTACCGGTAATTCGTCACACCCCAACAATGGTATCCTGGTTGACGGCACGACAAACAATACAATCCGCTGGAGGATTGAGCGCGTTGTCACAATGATGGCCGGCACTGGCATCAAGCTAAAAAATACCAACAGCGGCGTTATTCATGATTGCAAGTCATGGCCAGACAATAACGACAATGCGGTTACTATTCCGCCGGTAGTTACTGCAACCGACATTGATCACCACGTGTACATGACCGGTGGATTCTGCCATGACATAAGCATTTATGATCCCGACATGCTGTCAAGCACAGGATACAAGGCTGGCGCCTGTGGCATCCGTTGTGACGCAACAGGCCCGAACTTTGGGATTCGCATATTTGGCGGGCTATTGCAATCGGAGGACTTATCAACAAGCACAGCCAACCCTTCGGTGTTCCTGTCTAATTGCGACGGATACACACTAGAAGGCCCCTATTTTGAGGGGGCAGCGATGAAGTTTGGCTCATGCTCAAACGGGGTCATCAAAGGCAACGGTAACGGAGGCCTTGGGGGGAAGCTGCAGTTTTTCTCGTCAAGCGAGTACAACACCATCATTGGAGTGCACGCGCAATTCCTGGACATGAATGACTCCAGTGTCATTCATAATACCATTATCGGTGGGTTATACACTGACGCAACGACGCCTATAAACGACGCCGCCGAGCCGTTCAACCGCTATATCAACGTCAAAACGTCGGTAGCGTCCAGATATAGTGGATATGACAAGGGTGGCGATCCATGGGTTACTGTGACGTACTCGGCAAGCATGACTCCGAATACGGCACTTGGCAGGAAGTTTAATATCGTCCCGAATAACGCGACGGCATTTATTGTCAATGAGCCGTCATTGCCAATTGATGGCATTGAGGTAGTTGTGAAGATCAGGAACCCAACGGGCGGTGCCCTTGGTGCGCTGACATGGGGTGCACAGATTAAGGCTGCATCAACAACGCAACCAGCAAACGGGTTCACTATTACAAGAACATTCGCCCATGACAAGAGTTATGGCTCTGGAATTCTGTGGATCCAGATCGGCGCCGACGTAACTACAGCAAACTAGGAGAAGAAGTGAAACCAATCGACATAAGCAGACACTCGCACCTTGTAATCAAAGACGGCGCGATAGTGTCGACACACCTGCAGGCCGAAACTGCATCGTCAGCGGCCAGCAAAATCAGCGGCGTCACAATACCGGCTGATGCAACGTGTACCGAGCCGCTGCACATTGGCCAGGACATTCGAGGTATTGACGCATACCGTGATCTGCTGCGCATGCTGGGCGGCGGCGCATGCTCTCTGGCGCAGCCATAGCACTCGGCTACACCGCCCTGATGGCCGCCTTCGGTCCGTGGGGCCTCGTGGCGGTGGCGGTGCACGTCGCCATCATGGCCTCGCCTTCTTGGCTGGCTTCGCGGGCGCCTTCTCTGCGGCGACCTTTGCAGCCTCTGCCGCAGCCCGGGCTCGGCGGTCCTGAGCATCCTTCGTCCACCGGCCCGCCATCGTCTCCTGGGCCACCTTCCTGATCGAGCCGGGCACCTGGAAGCCCAGGGCCTCCGCAGCCCGCAGCGGGTCCCACTCCTTCGCATCGATGGCAATCATCAAACTGCCGGCCACGGTGCGCACTGCCACCATCACGCTGCCAGGCTCGATGGTGCTGTCCGAGAGGATTGCCGTGGGCAGTTCCGGGCGCGTGCAGGCCAACCGGTTCATCATGGCATCCATGTCGGAGCGCTTCAAACCAGCCCCTTCGCCCGCAGCTTCACCAAAGACTCCAGATGGCCCATCATCCAGTCGGCATCGATCTGCGCGCGGGTCAGGCCAGCGGCCTTGGCGCCTTGCAACTGGTCAAACGCAGCATCGCAGGCTGTGCACGCGTACGCCCCGCACAGGTCCATCGGCTTGATGCTCCTGCCTTTGCCGGCGCGGCCCCACCTGGCGTGTGACCAAATCGTCTTGGCGGGGTCGAAGGTGCAGATGCCGGGCAGGCGGATGGTGCAGTCTTCGTTGCGGGCGCTGGCGGTGATTCGGCTCATGTGGGCGACGGGAAGCCGTTGTGCTCCACGCCGTCCAGCAGGCGGCCTGCCACCTTCTTGCCGACGTGCACCATGCCGCGGTATGGATCGTCGGTAGTGGCGTAGGCCATGTCTCGCACGAACTCGCCGGACCGGCTGATAAAGCCTTCGCAGCGTGTGGCCAGCGTCTGGCCGATATCGGTGTCCATGCTGACGGTGCGTACCGCCCGGTGGCTGTCGTGCTCGGCCCACTCGCCCCATTGCTTGAACAGGAACGGCACGCCGGCACTGGCGCATTTGTCACGCAGCGAACGGGCCCAGTCGGGATGCATCGGCCTCGCGCCGGGGCCGCTCTCGCCGCCACATATCACCCAGTCGATGGCATTGCCGATGCCGGTGTAGTCGCAGGCCTTGCAGCACTCGAATGCGCCAGTCTCGGGGTCCATGATGATGTCGTCGGACCAGTTCTCGCACTGCAGCCCGAGGTCGATCGGTCCCAGCATCGGCTCGATGCTCAAGAACCGCACACGCGCCGGCACGGCCAGCAGCTTTGGAATGTCGCGGTCCGCCTCTTCCTGGTTGACCACAGTAGCACCGAGCCAGACGTTGGGAGGCAGTCCGCACTTCTGCATGCCTGGTACCTGAACCATGGCCGCCACGTTCCCTATGCGCTTGGTAAGCAGCAACCAGCACAGGTGCGGCGTCCGATCGATGAGCGCGAACAGCTCGGCTCGCCAAGCCGGATCCACTGCGTTGTCGAACACGTCGGCCAGCGAGGCGCAGAACACGCGCTGCCGGCGGCCGTGCTGGGCATGGAACGCCTGGTGATCGCGCTCCCACTGCAGCGGCTTGCGCCAGTTCGCTGGTGTGGTGCGGCGCCGCTCGGCGTGCGGACCCCATTGCACGTTGCCGCTGCGCTTGGCCCAGCCCTCGGCGTAGCAGTGGTCGCAGCCTGGGCCGACCTTTGTGCAACCGGTCCATGGGTTGAACGTGCTATCGGCCCATTCGATCTTCGTGTTTTCAGTCATTCTGCGCTCCACTTTGTTGCGTCACGCAACCGCCTTCAGGATTGGCTTGTGCTTCGGGTTCTGGCGGCTGCCAGGCTTGCGACGGAGGTACTCTTGGCCGTCTTCCTCGAAGACGAACTCGACGCCCCATTCGGTTTCTGCGTGGGCTGTCACGCGCTCGGTGTACTCCGCGTACGCCTTGACGCCCAAGTCTTCCGTGGATTGGCGCACCCGGCGCGGTGTGGCCCGCTTCTCTCCGGGGAGCTTGTAGTGCTCCCACACGTCGGGCAGAAACAGCTTGCGGTAATACTCCTTCCAGATGGATATGACGTAGCGCTCTCCGGTATCGCCAACGCGCACTTGCTCGCTGATCTGCTTGAACACGATCCCGTGTAGAAACTTGCGCTGGGCATGCCGCACGTCGTTGTCATCGATCTCCACGCGCAGCCGCATGCGCTCACCGTTGCGCAGCATCACCTCGGCGAATCGGTAGGCCCGCGTGAAGGCGTCGCGGAAGTCGCCCGGGTTGTCGGGCTGGAGCACAACCTCGAACGTGTCGCTCATGACGGCCCAAACGTGAAGCGGTCGAAGTCGTCGCCAAAGTAGCTCAGTTTCACGTCAACGATCTTGACACCTGGGTCCTCTGGCCAATCGCGGGTGCCGCCACTTGATCGCAATACAAAACCAGTGACCACGGCCGAGCCATAACGTTTGACGAGTTGCCGCACGTCGCGCAGAAGCATCTCGGAAGCTAGCGACATTGGCGGGTCTTGTTGGCTCACGATTCCGCTTCCTCCTGCGTCTGCAGGTAGCGCCCAATGCCCGCCTTCACGAACTCACCGACGAAGCCATCATCGGGCGCGAAGCGCATGTCCTTCTTGGGTGGCGACTTCTTCACCTTCACGTGCGCCGGCCAGATCACTACGGGCGGACCGGCTGGCGCCCTCACTTTCCGCGGCGGTGATGATGGCACCAACAGCGGCATCTCTGAGGCGCTTGCTTGGGCCGGCACGCGCTTCCAGCAGTGGCCGCCCTCCGCCTTGTGCTTCGGCTGCGCGGCCTTCTCCTGCGCCGTTTTGCGGGGCCGCCCGAGTGGCCGTCGATCTGGGTTCGCGGCGTTCCGCTCACGCTTGGCGATCACGGAACGCGCGATGGACGCCTGACGCATCTCCTTGCGCAGCACCTTCTCGGCCTCCATCACTGCCGGCCTGGAGGCCTCAGCAGCGGCCTCAGTGAGGAAGTACCTGGAACGCGGCTTCACATACACCCAGAAGATGCTGCCCACGTTCAGCATGTGCTTCAGCGTGTTCGCGGTTTGCTGCGCCTTGCGGCCGGTGGCCTCGCGGATCTCCACCAAGGTCATGCCAAGCGCCGGGCCGGCGGTCAGGACCTCTCGGATGGCGTCTTGCATTGGGGACGGGCGGCCCGTCTTCGGTGTTTGGTTCATGCGGCACCAACGGCGTCAAACAGGGATGGCATGCTCATTTCACGCTCCGCAGCCTTGCAGTAGGCGGCACCGTCCGTGAAGTACGACGGGTTCAGTTCGATGCCGTAGCCGCGTCGGTTGGCGAGGACGGCTCGATAAGGAACCGTCATCAGGCCGCCAAACGGGTCCAGCACCGTCTCACCCGGCATGCTGAACTGCGCAATCACACGATCCGCGATGTCGAACTGCAAGGGGCAAAGGTGCATTTCCTTGCCTTTCGCCGACTGGGCCCCGTTGAGTGTCAGCATTCTGGTGATGTCGGTCCACACATCATCAGCCCAGCTCTGCGGCTGCAGAAGCATGAAGGTGACTGGCAGCCGGCCCGTCTCTTCCAGCGCCTCTCCGATGCGCACGTGGTGCTCGAAGTCGTAGACAGTTTCGAGCGAGTGATTCTTGAACATCTTGAAGATGTCAGCGTGCGTCAGGCCCTGCAGTTCATCGGGTGTCAGCAGGCGGTTTCCGGATGATCTGGTGAAACCGTGGGCATCGACTTGCCAGCGAGAACGCGAGTAGCCGGTGCCGACCACCATGGGCTTTTCTCGATCGAACTGGATCATGTTGCCGTCAGCGTCTAGGCTGAATGGCTTCAGCTTCACAACCGGCTTGTCGGCGTAGCTGTTCGAGGTGTCGCTCGGGGGCTTGCGGAATATCAGCAGGTACTCCGGCATGCCAACGCCCATTTTGCTGGCGTCCTTGCATTGCTCCGACCACCCGAGTCGGTATGTCTGGTTGTTCTCTCGCACCACGTCAGTGACGATCGTCTTCATGCCCATGTAGGCGAAGCCGTGCCGCTGGAAATGCTCGATGGTCTTGCAGTGGAAAGGGTAGACGGTCTGGAAGCCCAGGCCGGTCATTCCGCCCGGCACGATGCGGTCCTTGACGTGGATGGCAGCCAGGCGCCCGGGGTGCAGTACGCGCATCAGTTCAGGCGTCAGGTAGTCCATCTGCTGGAAGAAATGGTCATTGGTGTCTGTGTGGCCGAAATCCGCGTAATTCGGCGAGTACTCGTATTGCGTGCTGAACGGGATTGAAGTAAGGATCAGGCCAACGCTGTTGTCGGCCATGCGCCGTGTTTCCGGCACACAGTCGCTATTTACCAGAGTGAAGCCGTCGCCTTTGACTTCGACACGCTCCGCGCCCATCTTGCGCGTAAGCGTATAGGCCATGGCGGCCCGGTTGAGTCCGAACTCGCGAATGATTTCCGTCATGCGTGCCACCATTTCATTGTGCTGTTTCCACTTACGCTCAAGCTGGCGGCGCACCTCGCGCTCCGCCTCGGTGTAAATCAAATCGATGCGAACGGGTCGCGTCTGCAAGAACCGCTGCAGCCGGTGCACGGCCTGGATGAAGTCGTTGAACTTGAAGCCGATTCCAAGGAACACGGCCCAGGCGCAGTGCCGCTGCAGGTTGCAGCCACTGCCAAGCATCACAGGCTTCCCGGCCAACTCCTGCACGCGGCCTTCTGAGAAGGCGGCCACGATCTGCTCGCGCTCGTCCAGCTCCTGGCTGCCGAAGACACTTACAACGCCAGGGATGGCACGCTCGATCGCGCGTCTCTCCGCCTCCAGGTCGTGCCAGATCACGCGATGGGCTGCCGGGTCTTCGGCGCGTAGATCCATCAGCTTGTTGATGCGCGCCGGCAGGCTGTCGCGCTTCTCTCGCGCCGCTTCCACCACACCCAGAGCCTGCTCTTTGAACATGAGGCCCTGGCCGTAGTGCGTCTCGCCGGCAGCAGCATGATCGGCCGGGATCTCGTGCCAGCGCACATCGACAGGCGGCAACTCGTAGCCTTCATCGCTGAACCCCAGGTCGCTGGGCCGCTGGACGAACAGGCCCCAGCTCGCGCACCACAACCAGAATTCGCGTTCCTTGTGAGGGTGAATCGTCAGCTCGTCGGCCTTCTCGCTGTTGCGCTTGAAGAAGCGGGTCTTCGCCTGGCCAACGTCCATAACGCCCAGGAACGCGCTGTAGGCCAGCAACTCGACATAGTCGTTCGGGCTGGGCGTGGCCGTGGCCACGAAGCGATAGAGCACCGACTTCGTCTGCACGCGGGCATTGAGGTGATCGCGGCGATCGTCACCGGCGAATAGGGCCATGAACTCGCGGAAGGTTTTGGTGCCGCCGAAGCCGCGCAGACAGGCGGCCTCGTCCAGGCTTGTCACGGAGAAAAGGCGCGGGTCCATCTTGCCATCGCGCACCGTCTCGTAGTTGGTAAGGTAGATGCCGTCCGGGTCGTCGCACTCTTCGATGCGGCGCACGAACTTGACGACGATTCCGAGCATGGCGGCGTCGCGCATGAACTCGGCGCGGACGCCCAGAGGGATTACCAACAACCCCATGCCACCGGCCCTGGCTCGCATGATGCGCACAACCTCCAGTTGGATCACGCTCTTGCCCAAACCGAATGCCGCAAAGCAAGCCGCGCGCCCCATCATGACCATCCACACCACGATGGCAACCTGGTGCGGCTTCAGTACCGCGCTCACTTCCGACGCATCGATAGCAAAGCCATGCGGCTCGGCCAGCCGCACCTTGGATTTCAGGAACGCCTCGTAGCTCATGACACGTCGGGCTGTTCGTCAAGCAGGCGAATGTGATGGTCTTGAACAAAAATGACTCCATCGTTCTTTCCATCCGCCCTCGCGGTCCAGTTTCTATGCATATCGCTGCGCAGTAGGGTGAAGCACAATCCCCTCATCCCGGGCGTTGTCACGTAGACCCGATCTCCAACGAAGAACTCGCCGGGCTTGCGGCCACCGGTAAGGGCCAGAAACATGGCCTTGTCGAACTTCTCACCCAACTGCCTCAATGACTCCTTGCGGTCTTCATCATCGAACGGCTGCGCTGGTAGGCCGCAACTGACACGGGCCTGTGTCAGAAGAGCGCCGAACCCACACGAGCCCTCGCGATGCAATGCTGCGACCTTGTGTGCCGCGATGTTGGCCTTCATTGCGAACGCCGCGTGGTCAGCGGTGTTGTTGGGCGGCTTGACGCCAACAAACCCATCTCCGACAGCATTCACGGCAAGCGCGCCTCCGGGCGGTAGTCTCACGGAGCCATGAATTGCGTCAATGACACTGGGCTTGCGACTATTCACACCCGCCGCCGTGTCGGTCCCTGGCTTTGCCAGATCGACGCCGCAGCGCATGGCCGGCTCCGGATCGCCCGCAACTCCCTCGCCCATGATCTTGGAGAACGATTCCGCCCACACCGCTGTGCATGGTTTCTGCACCGTCTTCGTGGCCGGATTCGGCTCCCTGGCCGCCGCAATGGCATGGCTGTGCAGCCGTATGGCGCGGTCTTCAGGATCGTTGATTCGCATGGTCTGCTCCTTGTGCTTCTGTAATGTGGTGCTAACACGCCGGCGTGTCAACCGCCGTCTGTCGCCCGGTCCCAGATCTCTTCGAGCTTGTCGGCCTGCTTCTTCGACAGCGTGCGACCGGCTGCCAACTGGGCCTTGATCGAGTCCACGAAGCCGCGCTCGTAGTCGCTCAGGCGCTGCTCGCGCGTCTCGCAGTCTTCGCACATCTGCGCGTGTTCGGTTGGGTCGGTCATAGCGCCAGGAGCTTCGACGCCCCAGCCTCGGTGACGGTGAGGAAGCCATCGACATCGCGGACCATTCCGGCATCGACCAACTTGTCCAGCGCGGCCGTGGCCTGGGCGTCCGACATGATCAGGGCGGTGAGCAGCTCGGCGCGCGTGGCAATGCGCATCTCGGACAGCTTGCGCAGCACCACGAATTTGTGCTGGCCGAAGTCGTTGATCGGCCCGGTGCTATCCCTGGCCGGCAGGTCCAGGTTGAACTTGACGGTGGTGGGGGTGAGGCTCATGGCGCCCCCGCGATCACCATCGCCAGAACGACGCACACGCCAGCGGCAACGATCCAGCGCAACACGATGCTGATGATGTAGGCCCAGCCGTAGCCGGCAATCCAACTGCTTGCGCGTTTCATGTCAGAGCCTCCCGATTGAACATGGTGTCCTCGATCGCGCCAATGGTGAACGGATGCAGCCGGCACGCGCTCGCCAGCATCAGCGGGTGTTGCGGGTGGCCGCTTCGGGTGATGGCCAGGCACAGCGGAACGATGCCGACGCTGCGGATCATTGGCAGCACGACCTGGGGCCGCTCCAGGTCGGCCGCGTTGGCGCCCCATGCCACGCAGACGTGGCCGCACTCGCCCAGAAGGCGCCGGATGTGCACGTCGTTCTCAGGCCCGACCGGATAGCCGGCGCGCTTCAGGTCAGCCGGCTTCGTGGCCCGGTAGGCGAAAAGGTTGGCCACCAAGAAGCCGCCGTACCCGTGAGCATCTGCAAAGGTCGCACACCGGCGGATCGTGGCGTCATCAACGCTGGCATCCGCGGTGCTGGGGTTCAGCATCACGAACAGCAGCATGGGGGCCGATCCCCACCGGCGAAGCAGCCAGTACCTGAACATGCCGCACTCGCTGACAAGCGCATCGCGCTCGCACGATGCCAACAGATCGCGGGCGCTCATGCGATCCCCAGCATGCACTTTGCGCTGGCCTCGATCAGATCCCTGATACCCAGCCGAAACGAACCATCTCCAGAGGCGGCAGAAACTGCCTCATCCACCAGCCGCATGTGCTCCTCCAGCATGGCGGCGGTATCGCGCTGTGCCGACGTAGATCGGTTCGCTGGCCCGGCGTACTCGTCGCACACCCAATCAACAAGATCGTCGATCGATTCGGCTCCCATGAAGTCGTCGATGCCCAGGCGATCACCGGACCAGTTCATGGTGCGCTGGCGCCATGTGCGGATGCGCTGCTCAGCGTGATCTCGCCACGGCGCCGCCGGCACCCCAGACGGAGCGCCGCACGTCACGCATGCAGCGACGCCGGCCGCCTCGGCGGCAGCAACCGGCGAGCACACACCCATCGCCGCGGCATCGCAGTTCGTTGGGTCGCCGCAGCACGGCTGTGGGCGCCGATCCGGCGCATCCCAGTCCAGGCTGTCGGGCTGCGCCAGCGTGACGGTGACACCGGCGCCGCCCATGCTCACGGCTGGCGCGTCAGAAAGTGCGCCACGCGTGTTGATGGTCGGATTGTCAAGTGTCGCTCGAATGTCACCGGACAGAATCATTGACGGCGCAGATTCTGGGTACGCTGACAGGTGGTGATCGCACACGCTGAGCCTGTCTTCAAGCTCCGCGATACGCGCCTTCGCAGCGTCAGCCACGTCTTCGGCGTGCTTGGCCTGCGCCGTCAGTTCGGCTTTGTGCGCATCAGCCCGCTCTCGCTCTGCCAGCCGGAACGTGGTGGAAATGGTGCGCTGCTTCTCCATCGCCCGCACCACTGCATCGCTGTCGGCGATGGTCTGCGTGAGTGCCGCAACCTCTGCGCCCCACTCTGTGCGCATGCTGGCGATGCGGTTGCGCTCTTCCACCAGGTCAGCTTCCAGGCCGGCGATGAGACCGTCCTTCGCTGCCAGCGCTGCTTGTGCGTCGGACTGGCGTACGAGCGCGTCATGCCTCGCGTCAGTTGGGGCTGCGCTGGATCTGCGCATGTCTTCGGCGTGACTGTCAAACAGGAACAGTCCCTTGTGGTTCGCCTTTTCCGATGTGACCATGTGCGCCACCACCGGCATGGCCGCATCGCCAGCGGGATGTACCGATGCAATGGCCGCAGCCCAGCACTCCGGCAGTAGTGCATCCCGCATTGCCTCCACGTCGCTGACGCGGTACATGCGTTGCTGCAACTCCGGCACGTTGTTGGCGAGCCAGGCTGCGAGCGATGCGGCGGGCTGTGCGACACGCACCGGAGCGCCCGGCACTTCCTGCATCGCCCGCCACACGGAGTCTGCCGTGGCCGCGCGCGCGGCCTTTCCTTCTTCGCCACCAAACCCGCATTCATGCAGCGCCTGGGCGCCAGCCTCCACCTGCGCGATGCTCGGGCCGTTTGCGGAGGCGGCGCTGAACAGCTTCTCGTAGTGCGCGTGCGAGTCGGCGAGGATGCGGCGCACACAGTGGGCGGTGTAGGCTGGGCGGCCCCGGCCATCCATGTGCATGTCGGAGCGGGTGTCTGGCTCAGGAATCAGCTTCTCGTCGTACGGCTGCAGGTTGGTGCTCATCAGATGTACTCCATTGCCTGCGCATCCGTCAGCGAGGCATGAACGTAGTGGGTCCAGGCATACAAACCTTCCGGCGGCGGCATGCTCCGGTAGAAGTCCGTCACCATGGCCCGGTACTGCCGCGGCTCGCCGGGCTCCGTCTTCACGGTGGCGCGGTGGATGTCGCCGACGCCGACTGTGCGCGTGCTGGCGAAGGTTGGGCCCGACACACCGGTGCAGGATGTGGCGTGCAGCGGGCCACCCAGGAACATCGGGCCGGTGACGTAGATCTTTGGTGTCGGCATGTCGGTTCTCAGTTCGCGGCAGAGGCCCAGTATTTCTTGTACCCAGACCACACATCGCGCTGCTTCATGAGCTTCATATAGCACGCCTTCAGAATGACGTAGCCGTTTCTGCTCTGGTCGTCGCTCTTGATTTCGAGGTCGTACAGTTCTTTGGCAGACAGTTCAACTATGTCGCCATTACGAAACACGGCGCGTGCTGCGTCAGTCCAACCGACCACCGACCATGACGCGCCTTCGCAAAACTTCTTTATGTGCTGGGGATCGTCCACCCACTTCGACGAAAGCACATCCATGCGCGGGTCCGCCCAGCCGATGCCACCTTGCGTGTCGGTCATTAGCTTGCCCCCACCAGTTCGCCAAGCGCCTTCAGGTCGGACATCAGCTTCTCGTTGCGCGCAATGCACGTTGCGGCAGCCCTATACCGCGTCCAGCGCAATGGGGCGTCGTCGTCAATGATCTGGCACAGCGTCCATGCGATGCGGTCCTGCGTGCCGGCGGTCTGCTCGTTGTACGGGTGAAACATTGCGTTACTCCAGGCTGGCCGGCGTGTTGCGCGAGCCGCGGGCCTTCGGCGCATCCGTGGCCGGTGCCGGCGATGCGGCCGACTCCATCGCCTGCGTTATCGCCAACTGCGCCGGGTCGATGGTCGGCGGCGCATCAGGCGCAGCATCTTTCGGCACCTGGAAGTCGATGACATTGTTGGAGTTCGCCCGGGGCGGCTTCTGCTTCGGCGGATCCTTCGGCTCGGCCACCGGAACAAGCAGCGCGCACTCGGCGCCAGCCGGCACGATGAGCACCGGAAGCTCCTGGTCCAGCTTGTGGCGCAGCTTGTCCAGGGCTCCATCCGGGAACTCGCTGTTCTGGATGGTGAACACCACGTTCACGGATCCGCCCTCGATCATCTCCAGTTCGAAGCCCTTGACCTTGCAGCCGTGCAAGTCGATGTTCGATCCGCGCTCTTCGCCAAGCCCGTAGTCGAACACGACGCGCGCGCCCTTCAACTCAAAATCCCATTTCCGGGGCGCCTTCATCTGCGGGAAGATCAGGTTCGGCAGAGTCTCCGGCACCTCATCAATCGCAAGCTGGCCAGACCCGGCCTCGCGATTGAAGTAGGTCTTGTCGCACAGTTCCGGATGGAACATGTCCAGGCGCAGATTCTCGATCGGCAGTTCGACCTTGATATCCAGAGCCGACACGGTTTCCTCGCCATGCTTCTCGCGCCGCAGGTTGACGTGCCGGATGCGAACGGGTTCCCACTTCAGCAGCTCGAATGACATGACGTTGGTCCTTGTGTTGGTGGAGAAGAAATAGGGCGCCGGTCTTGTGAACTGGGCCGGCCGCAAAGCACGTTGGGGATCAGACATGCGGCCGGGCGCGCCCTGGAAACTTGTTCAGGACTGCGGAGGCCGAGCCGTCGTGATGCCGTCTTTGATGGCCCAGTAGACCGCCATGCAGGCCCGAACATCATCCATCGCCCGGTGCGCACCGTGCATCTTGCGCCCAGTGAAGAACTCGTACGCCTCGGTGAGGTTGGCGCTCTTGTAGTGGGTGCGCCTGGCCGCCACCATCTTCGCCGTGGGCGGCAGCTTCAGGATGGGCGTGCTCAGCAGTTGCGTGCACACCTTGCCGCCGGCCTTGAACTCTTCGGCAAGGGCCTCGTCTTGCAGCGAGCGCTTGAACGCGATGCGCAGGATGTGATCGTCGAACGAGACGTTGTGGCCCACGCGGAACCCAGCGTGCCGCCACAGCGCAACGAACTGCTCAACCACCTCGCGCTCCGGCCGGCCAACGTCCATAGCGTGCTCGGTGGTGATGCCGTGGATGGTGGACACATCGGCCGGAATCACCCAGCCATCCGGCTTGATGATGGCGTCCACCTGGTCGATGACCTCGCGGCTGTCCACGTCCACAAGCAGGGCGGCAAGCTCCACGATGTGGGGATGGCTCGGGTCTTCGCTGGGCGTGTGCCAATCTGGCAGCCCGGATGTCTCGGTATCGAACACGATTGCTTTCATGGTGCTCCTATGTGGTTTCGGTTGTTGCGCCGGATCAGTCCAGCGATGCGTCGGCCGGCTGGCCGGGCTGCAGAACCGGCTCCGGGGCCGGTTCAACGGCCGGCAACGGATCGGTGGTGAAGTCGATCTCCATGCCGGAGTAAAGCGCCTGCACGTCGGTGACGCGGATGTTGCTGACGCCGAAGCGGCGGTTAAGCACCTCTTCGATCAACGATCGCGTAGCTTCTTTGCTCAGCGTGAGCGTGTTGTTACCTTGTAGCATCATTCGGTTCTCCTTCGTGGTTGTAGCGCCTCAGCGCTCTTGCTGGTATTGCTCTTCGGTGATCTGCTCGACCTTGGCGAGCCGCAGATCGATATCGCCCGCTTCTTGCACGCGCCGGTTCGCCTCAGCAGCTTCGCGCTTTTGCGAGTCGATGAAGCGCTGGGCGTCCCAAACGCGGTGACAATGGACGGAGCGTCCGCCATTGGTGTCGGTGTGCCGGATATAGATGTCGCGGCAGATGATGGTGTCCATGCTCAAACCTCCTCAAACTCGGCATCAGCCAGGATCTCGCCGCCGACAACCCAATGCGCCGTGATCGTCTTCGGCAGGCTTGTCGGCTTCTTCGTCAGCGTCCCGCACACGATGGCGGTGTCGATGTCGCCGAAGTCGGCCAGGGTGTCGAGCCACCCGATGAGTTGCGGCCGCGACTGCGGATCCAGCACGTCCATGCGGTCCAGCACCAGCAGCTTGCGGCCCGAGATATGGGAGATTGCCTCGGCGATCACAGCATCGGCCCGCCACTTCTCCGACTCCGACAGCAACCCATAGATGCGCTTTCCAACGCGCACCACCATGTCGCCGTCGAGCGCAACCTCCGGCCACCCGGTGTCGAGCGCCGACTGCTTCAGGCGCGTGTTGATCGGCGTCAGCGTCGCGGCCAGGATATCGGCCGGTATGCCATCGGGAGAGAGTTCCTTGGCGATGGCTGCCCACTCGCTGACAGCGGTATGCATGACGGCAGCGTCGGCGGTTTTCTTCTTCGCTGCATCCACATCCTTGGTGTACTGCGTCGATGCTTCGATCATGGTCAGCACTTCGACCTTCTTTGCGGCCAGGCGCGTGATCTCAGCCTCTGCGTCGGCGATGCTCTTGGTGTCGTCTTCGCCGAAGTCGTCCAAGGCATCGATGTCGGTGATCTGGCGCTGTGCCGATTCGGCGGCGGCAATGTCGCGCTCCGTGTTGGCGACCGCCAACTTGCACATGCGTAGGATGGCCTCGTACGCCGGCAACTGTCCAGCGTCGGACGGGGTGCCGCCCGCAGGCGGCACATGCTCCACCAGCTTGGCATCCTGCAGCACCAACAGCGATGCGCAGCACGGGCAAGCCCAGGTCTGCACGGGCCGCGGGGCACCGCTGGCGCTCGCCACCTTGGCCTCCATGGATTCCATCGACTCGCGGTCCACCAACAGCTTCTTGCGCAGGCGCTCGACCTTCTCGGCCTCCAGGCGGAGCGCCGGCAACTTGGCACGCTTGGACGCGACTTCATCACGCAGCTTCTTCAGGCCGCCGATGGCCTGGTTCTGCTTCGCGATCAGTTCGTCAATCGTGACGATCTGCTGGGCGCTGGCCTGCACAAGGCTCTCGTCCATCGCCCGGTTCACATCGGGCTCCGCGGCCGTCCACGTTGCGGCCTTGACCTCCCCGTACGTCTCGCCGGTGATGTTGCGCCACAGGGCCTTGGACTGGGTGGCGCTGTTCTTCGCCTGCTCGTGAGCGGCATCGAACCCACTGCGCAGGAGCGGCGCGATCTCGGCGACGCGGGACTTGTCGCACCCGCGCTGCTCCAACCGCTCGACGATGCTGGCGGGCGTGAGCCGCACCCGCATCAAGCCAAACAGGAAGGTGCGACGCTCTTTCTGGTCCATGGCCGCGAACCGCTGGGCGTCCAGCACGTACTGCAGTGTCGGATCGACTTCGGCCTCGCGCGCCTCGTGGATCTTGCCGGCGGCAGTGATGGTGACGCCGTAGACCCGCTCGGTGCGCATGCCGTCTTCGTTGTTACCGCGGAGCATCAGGTTCTCGGTGACCTCACACGCCGCGGCCTTGGCGCCGTCGTGCACGAGCTGCCCGGCGTCCTTCTTCAGCGCCACGCGGCCCAGGTTGCCCGTCAGCGCCAGCGCCACCGCATCGCAGACGCTGGACTTGCCGGCGAAGTTGCTGCCGCAGAACAGGTGCACGGGCGTGGTCAGATCTACCTCGATGCTCTTGATGCCGACGAAGCCGTGCACGGCCAGTTTTGAGAGCTTCATTCCATGCCTCCCTGGGTCGGCCGCGTGCGGCGCTGCGGCGCTGTTTGTTGGGCGTCCTTGGCCGCCGCCTCTTGGATCTCTCGGTCTCGGATGGCCTTCAGTTGGGCGGCGGTCGGCTGCCAGTCATCGGCCTTCTCAGCCGGTGGCCGCTTCTCCGTGGGCACTGGCGTCGACCCAGGCCCGCGCGTGCCGTAGGTCTCCGTGCTGACTTCCGGATCGTCGTCGTCCTGCTCGGGTGGCGGCGGTTCCATGCCCTCATGCACCACGGCGCGCACCATCGACGGGTCTTGCATCGCACGCAGATCGAAGGCGCCAGCATCGCCACGGCTGTCGATCTCTGCGGCAGCCATCAGGGCGGCATCGGACGCGGCAATCGGCAGGACCTTGGAGTGCTTCTTCGTCGCCGACTTCATCGCCATGTCGTCTTCCCACATAACCCACGGGGTTTCGTCCAGCTTTCGCTGCTGCTTGTCGCGCTCCTTCGGGTCTTGTTCGTCCTGCACACGCTTCTGCAGCGCCTTGAATGTCTCGCTGCGGGCGCGGATCTTGTAGATCTCCTCCACCGGCAGCACGCAGGCGCTTTCCCCGCCATCCTTGAGCCGCACGTGCGAGAACGCACCCAGCAGCGCGCCACGGTTGTGCAGCGCCTTGCTGTAGCGCAGGAAGCTCTCGGAGCCCTTCATGTGCTCAAAGATGTCGCCGTCGTGGATGCTGTCGCCGTCCACAGACAGGATCTGCGGTGCGCGGTAGAACAGGGTGATGAACCCGCGGGCACCGATCTGAAACTGGCAGTCGTACTCATCCACCCATTGGTTGCCGCGCTTGACACGCTTCTTGTACGGGATGAGGAACGCCTGCTGCTGGATCGTGTTCGGCTCCAGGCCCAGAGCGGCCGATGTCATCATCGCGCCCAGCACGGTGTGCGGATCGCACTCCACCAGGTGGGGCGTCTTCTTCGCGGCGTTCACGCACAGCCGCAGCATCCGCTCCGGCTGCAGGTACTTGGACGCCACGGCCTGCATGCCAGCCTGCACCTTGGGGTGATCCAAATAGGTGAAAATGGACCGCTTCTGCTCCACCACCTCGGTCCCGGTAGCCGCCGCCTTGAGGCCGGCGCTGCCACGTTGTTGCTCGCTCATGATTTCTCCTTGATGACTCTCAAAACTCGTACGGTGTTGGTCTCGCGGTAACGGTGAACCAACTCGGGGTGATCCTTGGTTAGTTCGTCGGCCAGCCAATGCGTGTTGGGCTGACCCTTCCAAGATGCGATCTTCTTGCCCTTGTACGTCAGGACGGCATGCGGGCTGATGAAGTCGGCGATGTCGAACTTGAGGAAGTCCTCCTGAGCCTTCAGCACCGTCAGGCTGCTGCGCACCGACGCCAGCTTCGCGACCTTCTGGGCGATCTCTGGCGTCGCCTCCACCGACTGCCCGTCGTCCATGGGGAAGATGCACGTGATGTCGTCGTACGCAATCGGGTCCGGTGGCACGTCGGCCAGCACGTGATCAAACCAGAACGACACCAGCTTCGAGCGCATCGCTTCGATGGTCGTATCGTCTCGAACAACCCAGTAGATGCCCACGTGGTCCATGCCCAGCATCGCGAACACCACACAGTAGCGCCGGCCGCGCACCATGAGCCCGGTCATGAACTGGGCCGCGTACTCAATCGGCAGATCCTCTGTGTCTTCGGCCCCCCACTTCTTCGATGCGAAGCCGTGCACGGACTTGGCATCGCAGTTCACGGGCTCGCGGTCGAACACCACACGCGTGCCGTTGATCTCCACCTCACCGGACAGGATGAACTCGGCGTCGATCTCAACCGACAGAAACGGGTGCTCCGGATCGTGATACCGCTCGTTTCGGCACACCGGTTCCACCTCCAAGCCCATCTCCTGCAGTCGGTCGGTGCCCATCTCCAGAATCACCGGCTCCAGCAGGTGGCCGCGCCGGAAGATCTTCGCCCGCTTGGCGTCGATGCTGTCAACGGTTCGGCCAGTCTTCAGGCGCCACACCTGCATCGGCGTGGCCCATGGGCTCAGGCCCATGACGGCCGCAGCATCGCTGCCGCCCAAGTGCTTGGTGCGGTCGTGGGTCACAGCGGACGCACCACCACGACGGTGATATTCAGGCCGTGCCGTTCGTAGCAGTCGTGCATGGCATCGGCGCCGGTGTGCGCCCAGATTGAGTATTCGTCCCACTCCGCGTCATCGGCGCGCTCAATCCACTGCACGACGTATTCACGCTTGCCGTCGTGCGGGTCTTCGTGGCCGATGCACACCGGCACCATGCGACGTGTCAGCCATCCCTGCGCTTGAAGCGCATCTTTATCCATCTCGATCCCCAGTGTTAACCGTTGGGCGACTATGCCACAACAATTCGCGATTGTGCAAGTCGCCTATTCGCAAAAACAAAGAAAGTCTGCACAATGCGCAGCATGGAAACATCCCAAGCAATCAAGCGTGCGGGTGGGCGCGACAAGCTCGCCGAACTCCTCGGCGTCTCCGTGCTGACGACGTACGGGCCGACCTGGAAACCGAACCTGCCGCCGAAGCATGAGCGGTTCCTGCGGGCCAAAAGGCCGCGTTGGTTTCGGGTCACCCAATGAGCGCCGACCGCGGCGGCTTCGTTGTGACCGGCAGACCGCCAGGCACGATCTCCTACGAGCGGCGAATGCGGGCCAGCAAGAAGCACAGCCGGAACGCCGGCAAGACCCAGACCGTGGTGCGCAAGCGGCGGGTCGTGGCGGCCCACGAGCACCCCTACTTCGACCGTGAGGCAGCCGAGCAGATCAGGCGCTACGTCGAGACGATGGGGTGGACGGATGTGAAGATCCTGATGGGCGGCAAGGACCTTTGATGAAAGCACCGTCGCGGCAGTGCCTGGTGCCAACCCAGGAAGACTTCCACCCATCCATGGCGCTGTACGGCCGCAAGTGGCTGCGCATGCAGTGTCGCCCACTCGGACCGGAGGGTGAATTCTGGCGCTGCGGCGTCTTTGGCGCCGACGACTTCGGAATGGTGCTGGATGCGGACTATTCCGGCGCGCTGGCCGCGTACCTGGCTGTGGTCGGGCTGGAGACGGTGACCCTGGCCGACCTACGCGAACTGGGTTTCGAGGTGTTCTGATGGACGCACGAAATGTGATGAGTGGTGTTGACGCGGAAGAGAAGTTGTGGCACATTTCACTCACTACTGCTGCAACAGTGGATTCAGCATTCGAGCCCCCTCGCATGCGTTCCCAGGGCACACGCCCTGCCGGTGTTGCAGCACCTGGAACGCAGTCGAGGGGGCTTTTGCGTTTCTGGGCCTCCGGTCGGGCAGTGGTGACGAGCCATGCCCTTGCCATCGGGGCACCGGACAAAGACCGCGCTGAGATCGATACCAGCATCCAAGAACCAGGGCGCCGCAGGGGGCCTGTTGGCGAGCCATCCCAGGCAGACCAGCGAATGACTCATCAAAGGCTGATGAGGGTGGTAGGGACGTACCAGCGGAGTTAGTCGGCCGCTTAAACGTCAGAGTCCGATGATGGAATCTTGGATATCAGGGATGAGCGGGAGAGGGTGGGCGGTAGGGGGATCAGTCAACCCCTGCATTAGTCTGTCTATGGTGATTCAATTCCAGAGCATTACTTAGACGAGAGGCGCGCGTGGAACCAATCTGTCCATACTGCAATCGGCCCGCAAAGCTCATCGACTCCGCGGCCATCTACCGCGGTCGCAGCTACGGAATGGCGTGGTCCTGCCTACCGTGCGGCGCGTACGTCGGAACCCACAAGGCCGGCACGTACCGGTGGGAGAACGGTGTCAAGATCGACAGCGATGGAACGGAGCCGCTCGGGACCCTGGCAGACCTGGCAACACGCAAGGCCCGCAGCAAGTCGCACACCGCATTCGATGCCTTGTGGGAGCGCGGCCATATGAACCGAAAGGCCGCGTACGCGTGGATGCGGGTGGTAATGAACCTGCCGCAGGAGCGCGCCCACATCGCGCACATGGACGCCAAGCAATGCGCCGAACTGGTTTCTCACTGCTTGGCATGGGTCCACGGCAACCACCCAGCAAAGACGCGGCAGAGGCTGAACGCGAAGTCGGGCTCGGCAACGAAGCGGCCGGCGCCAATGCAGGCCGACAGAACATGAAACCACCAAGAGACCGGGTGCATTCGGCCTCGCAACGAAGGATCAGCGTGAACATCCAGATTTCAGAGAGCGCAGTAGCGCACGGCAACCACGACGACGCAGAGTACGAAGCCTTCTTGGCTCGCGTACAGGCCCGTTTCATGGCGAACATCGACGGCGGATTCGTGCCGCTGTTCCAGACCGATGCGCGGGACCTGTGGGGCACCTACCTGGGCAGCTTCACGGACCCGGCAGAACGTCAGCACCACAACTGCCACGCCTGCCGGAAATTCATCGAACGCTTCGGTTCGCTGGTCACCATCGACGGCGCCGGAATGGCAACGTCCGCTATCTGGCATGAGGACGATGCGCCGGCAGCCTACAAGCCGGCCATAGCGGCCATGGCCAAGGAAGTGCGACGGGCGCGTGTGATGTGGCCGTTCGTGTCGTCCGACAAGGTGTGGGGCACCCCGCAGACTGGCCCATGGCGCCACCTGGCTGTGGTGCCGCTCGCCGATATGCTGCACAAGGGCTTCACCCAGACCGAAAGCCAGGTGATGGCCGAGAAGCGCGAAGACTTCAACACGGTCATGCGCGCCCTGGAAGAGTTCAAACTGCCGCACCTGGAGACGGCGCTACAACTACTGCGCAGCGACTCGCTCTATCGTGCCGAGAAGGTGCTCGGCCAAGCCGAGTGGCTGCATGGCCTGCACGTGGCCCGGGCTGGCTCGCATGGGACTGGCAAGGCCAACGTCGTGTGGCGCGCTGTCGCATCGGCCCCGGCCGGCTTCTGCCATCCGCGCAGCAGCATGATCGGCACGCTGCTGGAAGACATCGCGGCCGGCAAGTGCTTCGAAAACGTTTCGAGCGCGTTCAAGGCCAAGATGAGCCCGCTTCAGTACCAGCGCCCGCAGGCGGCGCCAACCGCTGGCGCCATCGCGGCAGCCGAGAAGGTGATGGCGCAGCTTGGTGCGGCCGGTTCGCTTGCGCGCAGGTTCGCGCGACTGGATGAGGTGAAAGCTCTGTGGCGCCCAGCGCCTGCCAAGCCCGATGCGCCTGCTGGTGGCGTGTTCGGCCACCTGAAGCCGAAGGGCGCAGAGCCGGCGCCTTCCAGCATGCGCATCCCTGCGCAGACGATGACGTGGAATAAGTTCCGGTGCATCGTGCTGCCGAATGCGGAGCGCATGGAGATGATGGTTCCGAATATCGGAAACTTCACGGCCCTGGTGACAGCCGTGAACGCTGACGCCCCACCGATCCTTCAATGTGATCACGAAGACGCGCGCAACCCAGTTTCGTCGTACGTCTGGGTTCACGGATCAAGCGCGCGCCAGTTCGGCCTAGATGGCGGGGAGTTTGTGGGCGTGGATGCGATCACGCTGGAGCCGTCGATGTGGGGTGGTTGCAACGAACACCACGGCGCCGGCGTGATATTCGTCCTGTCCGGAGCGCGCGAAACGCGAATGGCAGGGGCGGCTCTGTTCCCGGAAATCATGAAGGCCGAGTTCCACGGCATCCGCTCGGTGATTGAGGCGTACTCCAAAGGCGCCAGCATCGAAGGTTTGAAGGAACCGCACGCGGCCGGTTTGATGCTCAGCAAGTCGAGTGCATCTTGGAATGCCACGGCGCGCGTGTGGTCCGCTGGCAGCATCCTGAGCTACGTGCTGGACCGTTGGGACTGAGACGCCAAGCTGGCGCACGTCCTATCAATCTGAACGCCAACCCGCAGGGCGTCTTCTGCGGCTGAAAAGGAAGTGAAATGAACGCGAAACAGCAACAAGTCCGCCAGGGCGATGTGCAACTGCAGCCGGTGGCCATCCTGCCGAATGGCTGCACCGAGATTCCCGCCGATGGCAACCGCATCGTGCTGGCCTACGGCGAGGTGACCGGTCACTGCCATGCTATCTACGACCACGTGGCCCAGGGCCTGGAGAAGGCGGGCGAGGTCGCTGACGCCGCCATCGCCCGCGCGCAGACCAAGGCCCGGCTGTGGCGTGACGCGGCCGGGGACCGCTACCTGGAGGTGGTGGAAACGGTGACGTTGCGCCATGAAGAACATACCCAGCACACGCTGCCGCCCGGCATCTACAAACTGCCGACCCAGGTGGAGTACACGCCGTCCGAACTGCGCCGGGTCCAAGACTGAACAACACGAGACAACCGCGAGACACCCAATGAGCAAGATCGAGAAACTGACCCAAGAGCAGGAGGCGCAAATGCGCGCCACCTACAACGAGTGGCTGGCCATCGGCCGCAGCACGCGGCCGATCAACCAGACAAAGGCGCGCGCAGCGATCCAGGCGATGTACGCCGCGATCGGGAAAGACGCGCCAGAATTCATGCACTTCACGTCGCCGGCAGTTGGCATGCTTGCCATCGCGGTGATGCGGATGGTGGCGAAAAAAGGTCCCAACGGGGGCCAGCTCAGGGGCCAGCTCAGGGACCAGCTCAGGGGCCAGCTCAGGGACCAGCTCTGGGACCAGCTCAGTGACCAGCTCAGGGACCAGCTCAGTGACCAGCTCGGGGACCAGCTCTGGGACCAGCTCTGGGTCCAGCTCTGGGTCCAGCTCTGGGGCCAGCTCAGGGGCCAGCTCGAGGGCCAGCTCGAGGGCCAGCTCAGGGACCAGCTCAGGGGCCAGCTCTGGGACCAGCTCTGGGACCAGCTCTGGGGCCAGCTCAGGGGCCAGCTCAGGGACCAGCTCAGGGACCAGCTCAGGGACCAGCTCTGGGACCAGCTCAGGGACCAGCTCAGTGGCCAGATCAACTGGGACTATTTCGCTGGCGGCCATTGGTGCGCTTGGGAGGTGTTCTACGATTTCTGCAACAAGATCGGTGTCAAGTACACCGACAAGCAGCGGCAGACCCTGGACCTGTGGATTGAGCAATCGCGCGAGTGTGCGTGGTGGTGGCCGATGGATGGGATGTGCATCACCACGGATAGGCACACTGTCCTGCTTGTGGATGACCGCGGCCGGCTGCACTGCGAAACCGGGCCGGCCTGCGCCTACGCCGATGGGTGGAGTACCTACGCGGTGCACGGGGTGGTTGTGCCGGGCGACATCATCAACGACCGATCGACCCTGACTGTGGCTCGCATTGAGGCTGAAGAGAATGCCGAGGTGAGGCGCGTGATGATCGACCTGTACGGTCCCGCCAAGTACGTTGTTGACAGCGGCGCGGTGGTTGTACACGAGATTTCCGCTGACCATGCGCTGGTCGGTCTGCGCACGGCCCGACTGTTGCGCAAGGAAGTGCCGAACGACGAGCCGATCATCTACGTGGACTTGCTCAACAGCACGCCGGAGCCGGATGGGACGGTGAAGCGGTACATGCTGCGCGTTGAGCCAGGCGCCTACGGTGGTGATGCTTCAAGAAACGCACATGCCGCTGTGGCGAGCACCTGGAGAAACTCGGACGGGTCATTGATCTATCCGCGGTGGCAGGAATACGCACCGGCGGCAGAGTCCTGACCTAACTTTGCGCTTGCGCATCCACCACCACGGAGATTCGAATGGGCCAAAGCTCGAAGAAAGCCAACCGCGCACGCGGAAGCACGAACCTGCTGATGTACCTCCCGGAAGACCTGACTCTGGTGACCGACGAGACGCACCCGCTCTACGACGTGCGGGTGCACCTGCCAGTCAGCGAGGCAATGGTGAGGAACATCATGGAGATGGGCGTGATCGAGCCCGTGATCGTTTCCAAGAATCCGGAGACCGGAGACATTGAAGTGGTGGACGGGCGCCAGCGCGTGAAGAACACGGCTGAGGCCAATGCGCGGCTCGATGTAAAAATCTTGATCCCGGCCGTTGTTCGACCCGTGAAGCGCACGCAGGACAACGCTGGGGCGATGGTGTCAGCGAACGAACTGCGTACCCCAGACAGCCCGCTGGGGCGGGCCGGCAAGATGGCCAGCTTGGTCACGTACGGCAAGACACCTGAAGACCTGGCCGTGATCTTCGGGTGCACGGCCCAGACCGTCACATCGACGCTGGCCCTGCTGGAGTGCTGCAGCGCCGTGAAGAACGCGGTAGAGGCCGGCAAGATCGGCGTCGGGCACGCGCGGGCACTGTCGAAGTTGAGCCCAGCCGAGCAACGCGCCAAGGTCAAGGAATTGGAGGTGGCCGGTGAGTCGCTCAAGGGCCACGCCAAGGCCCGCCAACAACGCGCCATAGTCGGTGGCAACAGCGCGCCCAGGATGCGGACGCGTGCGCAAATCGTGGCCGAGCGAGACCTATCGACTGGCGTGGCGCGCGCCGTGTTGCAGTGGGTTCTGGGCGAGGCGGGAGGAACGCTTCTGGAGGCCCTGACACTCGGGGAAGTGAAGTCGGCACTCGAAGCATGATCCGCCCATGTCACCCGACGACAAGGAAGCGGAAGCAGCCATTAAGATGTTCCACGAACTGACCGACCAAGGATGTGCACTACGCGACATCGTGGCGGCCATCTACAACCAGGGCCGCAGCGATGCGCTTGGCAAGCCGCCGGCACCGAGACCAACTACCGCACCAAGCATCCCGCTATGCCCGTACGACGACATCATCGCCATCTACCACGATGAGCTTTGCAACCCGGAGAAAGATGCGCGCTTGCCACGCGTGAAGACGATGGACGTGCAGCGCAAAGCCGCAACGAGGCAGTTTTGGGTATGGCTGTTCACGGCCGTCAAGATTGGCGCCGACGACACGAAGAGCGTGCGCGCCACGGACAAACCGCAAGCGCTGAAGTGGACGCGCCGCTACTTCCAGCGCGTTTTTGAGGACGATCACATCATGGCTCGGAAGGAGCGCGGCAAGGGGTTTGAGAGCTGGGTGGCCGGGTACGAGTTCGTTATCCGCGCTGACACGCGCAAGCGCATTGTCGAGACACCCAGGCAGCCCCGCATGAATGGATCTAACCACGAGGCCGCGCAACCATGAGCCGGAAGAGTTCGCCCACCCTGTCGGGTGGCGCATCGGATCCGCGCGACAACGAAGTTTCACGGCTGCGCGTTCCGCCCCACTCGCTGGAAGCCGAGCAAAACGTTCTAGGCGCCCTGCTGCTGCTCCCGGACTCGTTGGACCGCGTTGCCGATCTGCTGAACGATCGAGACTTCTACCGGTATGAGCACAAGCTGATTTTCGACGCCATCTGCGCGCTGTCGGCGGCCAACAAACCCATCGATTCATACACGGTATTCGAGGCCCTCACGGCCACGAATAAGGCTGATGACGCTGGCGGGCTGCCGTACGTCAATTCACTCGCCCAGGCCGTCCCCAACGCCGCAAACATCAGGCGCTACGCGGAGGTGGTGCGCGAGAGGTCCATTCGGAGGCAGATTGTTGCGGCGGGCGACGAGGCTTGCAGCGTAGGGTTCGACGACGAGGGCGACGTGGCCGAGAAGCTGGACCGCGTGGCCGCGATGTTCGCCAACCTGCAGGAGCACAGTGTTCGCGGTGTTCCTGAGCACGTCGGCGATCTGATGGTGCCGCTGTTGGATCGCATGAACGAGCTTGCCGACGGCACGCAGGTTCCAGCATGGTCTACCGGTGTGCCGGAACTTGATCGCGTGCTGGATGGTGGATTCAGGCCAGGCGAGGTCATTGCGCTGGCGGCCCGTCCATCAGTCGGGAAATCGTCCAAGGCGAACGCGATCGCAACGGCCTTTGCGCGCGCGGGCCGCCCGGTGGTAATTCTGTCGCAGGAAATGCCGAAGATGCAGTGCATGCTCCGGCTCGTGGCGGCAGACAGCGGTATCGAACTCACGAAGCTGAAGACGGGCCAGCTCAACGACCTGGAATGGTCGATCATGAGCGAGTCGGCAGAACGTGTGCGGCAACTACCGATATTCATCGACGATGAGCCGGCCCTCACGCTGGCCGCCATACAAGGCAAAGTCGGATCCAAGCGGCGTGAGGGACCAAAGCTGCTCATACTGGACTTCATCCAGGAGTGCGCCGGGGATGGCATCAAGGGCGAGACGCGAGACCGAGAGATCGGAAAAATCATACAGGGCCTCAAGACCATCGCGAAACGCATGGGTGTTGCGTTCCTGGTGCTGTCGCAGCTCAACCGCGAGGTGGAGAACAGATCGTCACCAGAGCCCACAATGCGTGATCTGCGAGACAGTGGTTCGTTGGAGCAAAGCAGCGACATCATCATCTTTTTGTGGAACCACTTCAGGTGCCCGGGATACCGGGTTGTCGGGTGCTGTGTCGCGAAGAACAGAGACGGTGAGAATCAGGTGCGTTTCGCGATGGAATTCCACCCCAAGACGCAACGGTGGGAGCCGAGCCAGGTGGACGTTTCACCAAAGTCCAAGGTGTCCACCAGCAAACCCACGAGCGCCGGCTACAACTACGCCGACGATGACCTATGAGCGATCCCGTCGTGCTGCAACTGCCGGTCCTGTCGAGTAACAAATACTGGCGCCCCGTACCAATCGGCGGCCACATCACCATCGTGCCGACGAAGGAGGCAAAGGAGTACAAGAAGACTGTCCAGGCCATCGCCAAAGCGGCCGGCATCACGGCACCCATTGAGGGTCGCGTGAAGGTCGAGTACATGCTTTAACCGCACCGCCCACTGGACTGGAAGAAGCGCATGCGCGACTTCGGGACCGACTGGGACGACACCGTGCAATGCATCGACCTGGACAACGCCATGAAGGTGATGCTCGACGCCATCAAGGGCGTGGTCATCGTGGATGACAAGTGGGTGCGTCGGATCTTCGGCTACCTGATGGAACCTGATGAACACGGAGAGCGGCTTGTGGTGCGGGTGACGAAGATCGAACGCACGGCACCACAGGCCAGCTTGGTATAGGGCTTGCCGCGCGCCCATAGTCGCGGCACAACCATCGAAGGATGAACATGGCAATCACTCCCACCGTCGGCCGCAAGGTCTGGTATCACCCGCACCAGCGAGAGCGTGACACGAACTACTACGACAGCCGGCAGCCGTTCGACGCCACCATCACCTACGTGCACGACGACGGCACCGTGAACCTGGACGTGGTGAACGAGTCCGCGGGCCGGTGCCCGGGCAAGACGCAGATCACCTTGCGCGACACCTACGACGATGCCGGGGCCGGGCAAGCTGGCTGGATGCCGTACCAGGTTGGCCAAGCCAAGGCGCAAGGTGCAGCGGAATCAGCACCGGTTCCGGCCCAGCCGCCGAGCGACAACGCGCGCGCGGCCCAGGGCTGCGAACCGATCCCCGGGCTCGGCATCGGTGACCCGGAGCCTGCTCCGGCCTGACCCGCGGCGCGCGCTACACTACCCGCCAGCACGCCAGATGTGTGATGCTGGCGGGCGGCGCGCAAAGGAGCACGGCATGCTGACCTTCGGACTTGGATTCGCTGCGGCTGTGGCCGTGTACCGGTGGGCGCTGCATACCTGCGCACAGGCCCCCGAAGGGTCGCTGCGGTCCGAGGCGTACCGGGTGATGGGTGGCGGCGGGTCCGGGCCGATCAAGCCGCAATGACGTGGCTGATCGTGGCCATGGGAATCGTCATGCTGGCCCTGACGTACGGCGAGCACCTATTCCCATCTGAGGCCGTGCGCCCACTGGCTCACTACGTTGCCGACGGCATGCACATCGCCTGGTTGTACGGGCTCGCGCTGGCCGGCACGCTGATGCTCATGAAGCGGTGCAAGAAGCGTACGGCCTTGGTCGGAATCTTCGCATTCGGCGCCGCCGAGGGATCCATGACAGCCATTGCCGGCTTGGTCGGCGACCCGCGCGTGATACCTGCGCAGTGGTCTGGCTGGCTGGGCGAAATGCTCAGGCTCCCGCTGGCAGCCATCGGCTTCTCCGCGTTCCTGGTGTTCCTGGCCAGCGTATGGGGAATCCGTGAGTGATTTCAAGCCCGAGGCGCTGCTCGCCAACCCGTTCATCTCCGGCCTGCTCGGCAGCATCATCGGGCTGCGGGCCATGAGCGGCGCATCATGGTGGCTGCGGGCCTGCAACCTCTTTGGGGGCTGGGCCTGCGCAATCCTGTTCGGGCCAGCCATCGCCGGATCCCTGGGCATGCTGGACACGCCGCACGCGTTCGCGGGCGTGGTGGGCGCCACCGGGGCCTTTGGCCTTGTCGCGGTGGACGGTTGCATCCGGTACTTGCAGGAGACGCCCATCATCGACGTGCTGACGCGCCTGCTGAACGTGTTTCGCGGGGGCGGCAAGTGAGCGTTGAGACGATGGGGTGGTTGCTGCTGGGTGCGGCCCTGGTGCCGGCGCTATCGTCGAGCATCCTGACGGGCGTGGTCAGCACCGTGGGGTTGTTCGGCGTGGCCGTGGCCGGCATCGCGATGATCGCCGGCACCGGTGCGGGCACCCGGGAGTGGATCCTCGGCGCGGGCCTAGCCGCAGTAGCGGTGGGCGAGTGGATGCATTGGCGCCGCTGCGGCAGGCCGCCATGGACGATGCGCCACCGGCACCCTTGGGGGAAGCGCTGATGCTGCACCAGATCGACCAAACCATGATCCTGCCGGCGCTGAAGCTCCTGCCGCAAGTGATGGAGTCCGACAACGCCCGCATCATGATGCTGGCCATCGGCCTGCAAGAATCCGGCTTCAGGTTCCGCACCCAACACTTCGCCGGCCCGGCCCGTGGTTTCTGGCAATTCGAGCGCGATGGCGGTGTGCGTGGCGTACTGAAGCACCCGGCCACGGCCATCGCCGCCACCAAGGTGTGCGATGCCCACTCCGTACCGCCCGTGGCGCAGGACGTGTGGGAGGCCCTGCAGACTGACGACGTGCTGGCGGCGGCCTTCGCGCGGCTCCTGCTGTGGACGGACCCTCATGTGCTTGTTGAGGCCAATCCCGGGCACGTCACGCCCGAGAGCTGGCTGTGCTACCTGCGCACATGGCGACCCGGTAAGCCGCGCCCCGAGACGTGGGACGAAAACTACGCGCGGGCCGCGGACTGGGTGCAGCGAGGGGTCGATTCGTGATGTCACCTGCAACGCAAACAGACCTGCACCGCATGACCGAACAACTGCGGTGCCTTGGTGAAGATCTTGGAGATATGAGCAAGTTTTTTCGATGGATGGGCTTTCCGGATCTTGATCTGGCAGAGCAGGCCAGGCTGGAGAGACAGTTCAGAGCCATGCAGAACTACGCCGAGGCCCTTGGCGAACGTATCTCCGCATGCCACCAGTTGGCCGCGGTATGACACCAACCCAAGTAGGCGCCGGCTTCATCATCATCGGCGCTTTCCTGGGTGGAGCTTGGCTTGGGTGGGACTGGCGGGACGCGCGCGCCGGTAGAGAACAATCCGACCAAGCCCGCGCCGTGGTGGCCCAAATGGAGCGCAGCATGGAACGCCGGGCCGCCGCTGACCAAGCCCTGGCCGGCGTTCAATCAGCGGTGCAGGCCGCGCTACGGAGGCCCAATGCACCACCACCCCAACCAATCCCATGCCCGGCAACTGGCGACGTGCGCGATGCTGTTCTGCCTGGGCTCGCTGAGCGCCTGCGGGCCATCGATGCCGCTGCGGGTGTTGGAGCCCGCCCCGGTGTGGCGCCCGTGCCTGGATCAGGCGCCACCGATCCCAGGCGGTGAAGTGACTGCCGGCCAGGCGGTGGAGCTTCTGGTGGGCACCCGGGCCGCGCTGGTCATCTGCGACGCCCAAGGCCGCGCCGTCATCCAGACGTGGCCGCGGTAGGATGGCGGCCCAATCACCGGAGAGCGTTATGGAATCCAAGCAGGAGCAAACCGAAGTTCAGATCGACGGGCACGACGAGGCGATGCAGGAACAGAAGTACACCCTGATCCTGTTGCACAAGCTGGTCGGGCGGGAGCCTGTCACCATCACGCAGGCCGACATGGACGCCATCGCTGCAGACTTCACTGGCAGCGCCCCTGTGCTTGACCAACTGGACAACCCGAATGGCTCTTTGACGTTCAGGGTCATCGACCGACGCGAAGTGGAGGCCATCGAGCGCGAGGTTGCCGATGGCAATGCGCGACGCATTGTGGAGGCCCTGGCAGACGGTGCGGCGCCACATGTGTTGAAGCCGGGTGCCGCCAAAGAGGCCATCGAGCGGGCCGGCGGCACGTGGCCTGTCACAAAGCATTGATCGTGCCATAATCCTGGCATGGCAATTGCACGAACCCTAAAATCGTCAGGACGCAGGAAAGCGGGCGTCCCGTGTGCCACCGAAGCCCTGTCAGCGTCGCGAACCTGAGAGGGCTTCGGCCTTTGTGGGCACCTCGGCTACCCGAACACGATCGGCTTGCGCATGTCGGTCCGCATGCAGCGGTCCAGGCAAGCCCTCACCCCATCAGACATGTCTTTGCCCTGCGTGGCCGCATACGCCTCATGGGCGGGGCTGAGGATGATCTGCACGCGCCGGCCGATCTTGGGCCGCCCAGCGCGCTTCACAGCCTTTGCGGTTTTCGCCCCCTTTGCGGTTCTCACCATGGGAACTCCAGTGCATAGTTGATCGCGCTGGCCCCCCGCGGATTCGGAAGCAGGTGCAGTGCGTGGTGACCAACCCGCGCCGACAGCGCCACCAGCGGGATCACGGGCGCCCACTCGTACCCGGTGATGCCGCCGGCCGTGCCGCTGAAGACCACGGGGCCAGCACTCCCCAGCCCCCACGTCTGCGACAGGTGCACCGATGTGCGGCCGTAGCTGTTGCGCAGGACGCCACCCCCGAGCCCGCTGGCGGCCCGGTAGTACACGCCCAGCGTGTCGGAGCGGTAGCCACTCTCGGTGTGCGCCGTGGCGACGTTCACGCCCACCGTCTGCGCCTTCGCGCCCGTGGCAATCCCGATCGCCAGCAGGGTGCACACGATCACGACGGCCAACCACACCCAACGGGCGCCGCGATCTGGGCACTGGTGGTGCTCGCCCGGGTACGCCCAGGTGCTGGGGTTCATGCCGTCGCGCCGGGCATGTTGGCGCTGCCACATCTCGACGGTGCAGCGTTCGCGGTAGATCTGGTCACCGTTGGTGATTTTGCGGGTCATGGCGTTCTCCTTGCTGGTGGGGCTGGTTGGGTGGTCAGTGGGCTGTTTTCTCGCCTATGACACGGTTGGTGAGCTTGTCAGTCATCGCGGAGATGGCGTACAGGGCCTCATTGCCCAGCTCGGAGGCTGCAAAGCCACCGAGGTACGCCATGAGCCCAGCCCAGAACACCAGCCGCTCCTGCGGGCCCGTGAGTTGGGATTCACAAAGCGTGATCATCGGGACCATGTAGGCGCCGAGCTGTTCGGCCTGGTTGATGATGGTGCGGGCCAGTTCGTCGGGCAATGGGGTCAAGCGGTTCTCCGGTGGTTAAGTGGTTTCGTGGCGCACGCATCCGAAATCTTCGGCGGTCGCCATCACGGCCATGTAATCGCTTCCATCTGTAAGACCAAATCCGTTGCGCTCAACGGGAGCTTCGAAGAGGGTCTGCGTTGGCATCTTGCACAGCCGCACCTCAAAGCCACGATCCATTGGTTTGAAAGTGTCTGGATCGATCGGCACGCACATGTGCCTCGGGTGCCATGTGTCGCTCTTTTCTGGCTCTTGCCAGTGCTTGCAGGTTTTGCAGGTTTTGCAGGTGTTCATGCTTCTAGATCCAGTCAAAGAAAATCGACGTACTCGGCATGCACCTCGGCCACCTGCGCCCGCGTCAGGCCGGCCGCAGTCAAAGCCGCGAGCGTGGCATGCAGCTTCAGGGCCGCCGCCAGCCGCTCTTCCAGATCGCCCGCCGACTGGCTGTCGTCCATCCACTCGACGTAAGCATCCTGGTACTGCTGGCGCAGATCGGCGCCCATCACGCAATCCACAGCACGATGCGCGGCACTTGGCGCACGTCGTTGGTCCAGTTCGGCTGCCGGGTGATCTCCACCGGCACCGTGCCTGCGGATGTCACCCACCACTCCAGGCGCGACGCGTTGGCGCGCAGGAATATCTGGTCAAGCGCGAATTCAAGCGCCTGTGCCGCGAGGTTGTCTTCGGGCTGCACGTGCAGGGTTGTGGTCATGATCGGCTCCAGGTGGCGGGTGGTGGGGACTTACGCGCCGCCTCCCAGCGGCGCCGCCCCGGTGCGACTCCGAAATCAGGTCACTTGCGGATGTCGATGTCCGGGATGATGGCGAGCGGCTTGAAGACCACGCGGTAGTGGTACGGGCTGGCGGCCACCGGCTCCACCTGCTCAAGGAAAAACGTCACGTTGTCGGACAGGCCCAGGAAGTGCTTTTTGTAGGCGCCAGGCCCGACCTTGCACGTCACGGACACCTCGCGCGGCTTGTCGGCGTTCCCCAGCGAGCACAGGCCCTCAATCGTCAGCATGTAGTCGCCCGTGATGCCGTTGTAAAACACGATGCGGCGCGACACCTCGAACTGATCGGCGGCCCGAGAGAGGTTGTGCGATGCGATGTCGGCATCGCTGGTGCAGCCGCAGGCGCCAAGGATCACGGCTGCCGAGGCGAGAAGTTTGATGCGCATAGTGATGCTCCAATGTCTGCCCGGTGGCCGCCGGGCGCGGTGTGCGACTGCACTGGCATCCCACCCAGGGATGCCGCTGGATTCAAACGAGCAGGCTGGCGCGGAGCATGTAGACGTCCGGCGCTTTGCCGGACGGCGTCCAGCCGTTGGCGTAGCCGGGTGTCGTGATGCCGATCACATCGTGTGTCTTGACATCCATCCACAGACTTCGCTCGCGCTCAGCGCGGGGGTGCACGTCGCGCGGACCGACAGCGGCAAAAAACTGCTCCCACGTGACTTCGGTGAAGCCTTCCATGCTTATCTCCTTAGCCCCGAGGGGCGGTTGCGTTGATTGCGGGCAGCCGCAGCGACTGCGCCATCAGTTCGGCCGCGCGCCACGCCAGCCCGTTTTCGTCCTGCAATTCTGAATCCTTGAACGCGGAGCGAAGCAGACGCACGCCCTTGTGCCCGTCGTGCCGCATGCCTATCTCAACGTACGACACCCCGCTGATTGCCCCAACTGAGTTGGGGAAAACAACCACCGTGCGGACGCTCACAACACCACCTTCCGCATGGTCCAGCCGGTGGCCGTGTGCCAGATCTCCAACACGCTGTGCTTGGGCAGCAGCAGCGGCATGCGCGCCGGGATCGGCTCACGCGGCGCCTGGGTGTGCGCCTGGGGGCCGGCCTGCTCGATTGCACGGGCGCGGGCCTCGATCATCAGATGGCGGCGCAGGTCGCTGTCGTGGGTGATGGTGGCCGGCACGGATGGAACTCCGTGGTGTGGTTGCGAGGCGCCCCGTAGGGCGCGGGGTGGTCAGCAGGCTTCGCCGTTCGCCACGTAGGTGCCATTCAAGGCGCGCAGGTGGTTGCGGATCTTGAGCTCGTTGGCCACGCCAAGCAACTCATCGCGGTTCCGCACAGAGGCCGCCCTGAGCAGCGGGGCCATCGAGCGAGCGGCCATGTCCATTTCGCCAGCGGACACCAAGGCCCGGATCTTCTGCACTTCGCGCTGCTCGCCCTTGTTCATGTCGCTCTCCATCTGGTCTCGCAGCCAGCCCAGCGCCGGATGCATGAGAATAGTATAGGTGCGAAACGTAGCGATGCAAGATGCATTTCACACGTGCACAACACTTTCCGACGAACGGTAAGAGGCATGGTTGACGGCCAGACAGCGGTATCGGGGCGCGGAGATAGCGGATACAGTCAAGAATGGTTGCCAAAGCCAAAAATCGAGGGTTGCCAGACCTCATTAATCACCACAATGGTGCGCATTCTGGCAACCAAAGGAGAGAAATAGTGCGGTGCACAAAATGCGGAATCGACCATTCGGCTGCCATCGGCTGCAAGCAGGCACTAACGCTGGCTGGCAACCTCTCGGGTGGCCCTGGGTTGCCAAGCGCCCGCCCGCCCATGGTGGCCCTGACGCGCTGCCAGGCGTGCCGCAGGCTGCATGCGCCGCACTGCGGGGCTGCGGATGTGGTGCTGGTGCCCAGCGATGCCAAGGCGCATCCGGTGCGCGACGGGATGGGCTACGAATGGGCCGATGCGCAGGTTGGTCTGGCCGTGCCAACACCAGCCGCCACCCAGCGCAAGGCCCGCAGGCCACGCAAGGCGCCGCCCGCTGGCGAGTCTGCGGCAGCCCTGGGCGACGGGATGATCCAGCAAGAGGCCAGCCAGGCCGCGCCCACGGCTCCCGCTGAAGCCACTGAGCCAGCCACGCCCCAGCCGGAGCGCCACCAGCCCCGCACAGCCGACCAAGAGGCGCAGATCGCGCGCTGGCGCACCCTGACGGCCAAGGCGTGCGTGGGAGGCGACGGCCTGGGCCAGACAGAGGCCGACGAACTGGCCGCCCTGCAGGCCGATATGCTCACGCTGCTGGGCGCCCCGTCCGATCCGGTTGCGTCCGTTACGGAATCGGCCGAGAATTGGTCAAACCCCGAGAAATCGGAGACCAACGGGGCCGTTACAGAGCCAAAACCACGCGGCAAGACCAACTCGGAGCGCCGGGCGGCCCACCGGGAGCGGCGCCGCGAGGCCATCAGGATCATCGACCGAGAGCGCAAGCGCGCCCAGAAAGGCAAGACGGCATGACCGAAGACCAGTTGGAGGCCCTGGTGAAAGACCTTACGTGCAGGAGCGAGATTGATCGCCACGCGTCACGCCTGCAGTTGGCGATGGGCGAGGCACTCAGAGACCTTGAAGAATGCACCATGGACCACGAGGTACGGCCGAGGGCCACCTCGGTAATCAGGGAACTGTGGCTCTTCCGCGCAAAGTGCGACATAGGGCTTACCGGCCTGCCAGAAACCGAAGCGCTCAACATCTTGCGAAAGCACCTGAACATGACCGAGCCCACCACACAGCCCACGCCCAACCTGCAGCCGAACCAACAGAGCGTGATCGCAGAGCGCGACGAACTGCGCGAGCGAATCGTCAAGCTCACTCTGTTCATCAACACGCAGGCGTTTCTGGACATCCAGTACGCCGAGCAACGCCGCTTGATTCGGCAGCAGACCCTGATGAACGAACTGCGCGACGTGTTGGATGAGCGCATCGCGGCGCTCAAACCGGCCAAGGTAGGCGCGCTGTGACCCCGCAGGCCCTGGCCCGCGCCAACGAGCTGGACCGGCGCATCAAGCTGCTGGCGGGCGTCATCTCCGCCGGTCCCGAAGAGTGCACCCCGGCGTGGCCAGACATCGAACTGAGCCCGGCCGGTGCAGAGGTGGTGGGCATGGCCATCATGGCCGACCTGCAGGCGCAACTGGATGCGGCCCAGGCTGAGTTTCGGGCGCTGTAGCCCGCCAGCCGGAACCATGGCATCATTGGCCCGCGCCGGAAGGTAGGGCCCGTTTCTCCCGGGACCCGCACCTACTGGAAGGGCCGGCCGGCGCACCCAGACAACTCACCACGGGCGCAGGGCAGCGAACGAGAACCCACCGGGCCGGCCCATACACCGGCCCGGTGGCGCGCAAACAGCCAGTTGCCAAGGGTTGCCAGACCACAGGTTGCCAAGCACACCTCTGGCAACCGCTCCATAAACACCTGTATGATTCCGGCTCATGGCAAACCGCCTGACCGTGAACCCAGCTACACAGGGCACGGCAAGCGTAAACACCACGCAGCCCGCTGACCGGCCGGCCAAGCGATCCAAGGACCGCTCCAAGGACCGCCACAGCCCCGGCTACATGCGCGAATACATGCGGGTGTACCGGGCGACTAAGCGCGGTGCAGGGGCGCTGTGATGGGCGACCAGAAGCCACGGCTTCCCCCTCTCGACCTGGACGCGCTGTCTCGGGACTACCGAACCGGCGCGTTCACTGATCGGGAGCTGGGTGCGAAGTACCAGCGCAGCCACACCTACATTCAGAAGATCGCCAACCGCGAAGGCTGGCAGAAGGATCTCAAGCGGGCCGTCGATGTGGCCACGCAGGCCAACATGGCCGAGATCGAGGTGTCCAAGACCAAGCACGCCGACGTTGCGAAGAAGATCCGCAAGCAGATCGAGAGCGCGCTGCCGGCCACGGCCGAGGTAGTGGCGGCCCTGGCCGAGGTGAACACCCAGGTACTGATGCGACACCGCACGGACATCCGGGCGCTGCGAGACCTGTGCTTCAACACCATGGCCGACTTGCGCGCCAGATCGGAGAAGGAGCGCACAGCAGAACCGCCCCACATGATCGCCATCAAGGCGCGTGCCGACGTGCTGCGCCTGCTGACCGACAACCTGACCAAGCTCATCCACTCGGAGCGCATCTGCTACGGGCAGGACACCGGTGCCGATCCGCAGCAGCCGGCACCAAATAGCGACGCGCCGCCAGCCGAACACTATCGCTGGCTCGCCTCGCAGAGGGCGTCGTCATGAGCGTGCAAATCGACTGGCTGGCGCCTGACTACAACGCCGTGTGGGCGGATCGGGTGGCCAAGCTCAAGGCCCTGCGCGCGGCCCCGGAGCGGCTGCCTGGCGTGCAGGCGCACTACAAAGACAACCCAGTCGATTTCATCAACGATTGGGGTTGCACGTTCGACCCGCGCAATGCGAACAGCAACCGGCCGACGACGATGCCGTTCATCCTGTTCCAGAAGCAGGAAGAGTTCATCGACTGGGTGGCCGGGCTCTGGAAGAAGCGCGAGGATGGCGCGGTCGAGAAGAGCCGCGACATGGGCCTGAGCTGGCTGTGCGTGGCCGTGGCAGCCTGGATGTGGATCTACCACCCTGGCTCGGTCATCGGCTTCGGCTCCCGCAAAGAGGACCTGGTGGACAAATCCGATGACCCGCAGTGCCTATTCTGGAAGCTGCGCTTCTTCATCCGCATGCTGCCGCACGAGTTCAAACCATCCGGGTACGCCGAAGAGCGGCACGCGGCCCACATGCGCATCGTGAACCCAGACCCGCGCATGGAAGGCGCGGCCATCATCGGCGAGTCAGGCGGGAACATCGGACGCGGCGGGCGGACAACGATCTACTTCAAGGACGAAAGCGCCCACTGGGACCACCCCGAGAGCGCTGACATGGCGCTGAGCCAAACCTCGAACGTCAAGATCGACATCAGCACGCCCAACGGTGAGGGCAATCCGTTCTGGGCGAAGGTGCATGGCGGTGTCACCAAGGTATTCGTCTTCGACTGGCGCGACGATCCGCGCAAGGGCAAGGACTGGTACGCCAAACAGAAGCGCGACATGACCGCCGTGGCCCTGGCCCAGGAGGTGGACAGAGACTACAGCGCCTCGGTGATGAACTCCTACATCTCAAGCGGCATCGTGACGCTGGCGCAGTCGCGCGGCCCGGCTGATGTTCGACCGATCGGACGCATACGTGTAGGGCTGGACGTGGCCCGCTTCGGCAACGACAAGTGCGTGCTGTCGTTCCGCCGCGGGCGCGTGCTGCTGGGTCAGGTCAAGTGGGGAAAGTCGGATGTGGCATCGACCGCAGGACGGGCGAAGCAGGAAATCCTGAAGTTCGGCGAGATGCCAGAACAGGTTGCCATCGACACCATCGGCATCGGCGCGGGTGTGGCGGACATCATGCGCGGATGGTACCCAAAGGGCATCGTGGTGGACGTGAACAGCTCCATCAGGCTGGACAACGGCAAACACTACAACCTGCGCGCCTTCATCTGGTCCGAGATGTTGGAGTGGCTGAAGACCGCCAGCATCCCGAACGAGCAAGAGTTGCGCGTGGCGCTTACGGGCACCCGCTACTTCTACAAGGGCGGCCTCCTGCTGATGGAGCCGAAGGACGATATGAAGCTGCGCGGCCTGCCATCGCCAGACGAAGCCGACAGCCTGGGCCTGACGCTGGCCATCCCACCGAAGCCGCAGCCGGTCAGGCCGGCGCCGGACAAGATCGCCGCCTACAGCGTTGACGACGAGATGGGGATGTGACCGTGGCCACCATGCCGACACCCGCCTCAGAACCAATGGTTCACGAATCCAGCGAAGACGGGTTGGTATTTGTTTGCCGCCGCAGTGCGCGTGCGTGCGGCTACTCATGTTCGTCGCTGAATACGGACCATGTGCGCGCAATGCTCAAGGCGCACATCGATCAGTACGGACGGGGCCGAGAGGTGCGGCGACTTGAGATTCTTCAGCACTACAACGCCGATGACGTTCTCTCTCAACGCGCATACCTGGGCGTATGGTTCAAGGGAGCGCTGTAATGGTCACGACACCCACCCAGCCGGGCAAGACGCCCAAGCAGCAGGCGCTGAAGCGCTCGCGCCAGCCGGCCCAGGTGGAGCCCGAGCCGACGCAGGACTATGGCGCCGAAGATGCCGCGTACGACGATCAAGAGGGCCACAAGGCCATCCTGGAATCGCGCGTCAACCGGCGCATCTACGAGGCCATGCAGGCCCGCGCCAGTTCCGGCATCGAAGAGATCTGGGCCGAGGACGAAGACCAGTACAACGGGGTGGACGCAATCAGCACCGCCCGGCACGTGGTCAAGACGCGCGACCAACTGCCTAAGAAGAAGCGGGCCGGCGCTCAGTCCACGCTCTACCTGAACGTCACGGCTCCCAAGACCGACATCGCCGTAGCGCGGGTGCAGGAGATGCTGGTCCCGCACGACGACAAGCCGTGGGAGACGAAGCGCACGCCGGTGCCTGACCTGGACGACGCAGTAGAGCAGGGCACGCAGACACCTGTGCAGCTCGGGGACGGCAGCCAGGCGCCCGCCTCGGACGTGGCCGAGCTGATTAACCACCGCGCGGACGAAGCGGCAAAGAAAGAGGCGCTGTGGATCGAGGACAAGTTCGTAGAGGGCGCCGTCTACGCCGAGATGCGCAAGGTCATCCGGGATGCCGGGCGGCTGGGGACGGGGATCCTGAAGGGTCCGATCCCGGTGGAGCGGTGCACCAAGAAGTGGTCGATCCGTGACGGCATCGGCGTGCTGGACATCACCAAGAAGATCGACCCGACCAGCAGGCGCATCCGCGTGCAGGACTTTTTCCCGGCGCCCGACTGCGGCGACAACGTGCACAAGGGCTCCTACTGCGTGGAGCGCGACTTTCTGACCGGGCGCGCACTGGCCGACCTGGCTGCGCTACCCGACTACGACACCGGGTCGATTGCGCTGGCGCTGGAAGAGGGTCCGCGGCTGGTGGGGCGCGGCAGTTCCGACGTGCGGCGCGACGGCGTGGGCGACACGTTCAACGACGCGCGCCTGTACGAGGTCTACTACTACTACGGCCAGGTTGACCCCGAAGACCTGGTGATGATGGGCTTGGACCGAGGCAAGGGCGACGGAGAGAGCCTGTTGGACGATGGCGACATGATCGGGCCGCCGGTGGCCGCGATCCTCACCATGGTCAACGGCCGGGCCGTGAAGTGCGCCCTGAACCCACTGGAGACCGGCACCTTTCCGTACGACCTGTTCCCCTGGGACATCGTGGACGGGCAACCGTGGGGCCGCGGCATCCCGCGCAAGGTCGGTGTGGCACAGCGTGGCCTGAATGCGGCCGTGCGCAAGCTGATGGAGAACGCGGGCCTGTCGGGCGGCCCCCAGATCGTCTTCGACGGCAATGCCGTGGAGCCAGAGGATGGCATCTACGAGATCACCGGACGCAAGCTGTGGAGATTCAACGCGTCGGATGCGATCAACGACATTCAAAAGGCGTTCGCCAGCTTCAACATCCCCAGCATGCAGGCCGAACTGCAGGGGATCGTGCAGTTCTGGCTGGAGATGCTCGACATCCTGAGCAACCTGCCCATCCTGATGCAGGGCATGCTCAAGGAGGGCGCCACACCCGAGACGCTGGGCGGCATGCGGCTGCTGATGGCCAACATGACCAGCCCGCTGCGGGTGATCGCCAAGCAGTACGACGATTACCTCATCGTGCCGCACCTGCGCCGATACAACGACTGGTACATGCAGGACCCCACCATCCCGGCCGGCAACAAGGGCGACACGCAGATTGCTGCCCGTGGCGCCACGGCGCTGGTGCAGCGTGCGGAAGACAGCGACTTCCTGGTGATGCTGTGGGCCAGCAAGGATGACCCGTCGCTCGACCTGGACCCGAAGAAGCTCATTGCGGAGATCGCGCGGGCTCGCGGGTTCAACATCAAGACCGTGCAATACACGCCTGACGAGTCCAAGGCCAAGGCCGCGGAGCGCGCGCAGCAGCAACCGCCGCAGGATCCGCGCGTGCAGGCCGCCCAGATCCGCAACGAGGGGCTGCAGGCCACGAACGAAGCCCGGGGTGCGCAGGCGCAGGCCGAGATGCAGTTCAAGGCCCAACAGGCCGAAGCCGATCGACAGTCCGCGGAGCGGCTGCACCAGTTCGAGATCCAGTTGGAAATGCTGAGGCTGCAGGGCCACCAGCAGATCAGCTTCGCCGACATGAAGGCGATGCTGGCAGGCAAGGCCATGGACAACCGGATGAAGAGCGACGAGATGCAGATGAAGCTCGCGCCGCAGAACACCTCCGGGACTGGGATCTGAGCCATGAAGCGATCCGACTTCAATACCGACATGTGGGCCAGGCTTGAGGAACACCTCGCCGGCCGGCTGGAGGTGCTGCGCGGCCAGCTTGAAGGCGAACTAGATGAGAAGGGTACGGCTGCAGTGCGCGGCCGGATCCGCGAGATCAAGGAAATGCTGGCGCTGCCCAAGCGGGCGGCCCCAGTACGGGTGTCGGTGTCCTCGGAAGACGGAACCGACGATTGAAGGTGCCCAACTGGGCAAATACGAGTAACCACCACCATGTCACAGGACCGCATGTCAGCCGACGACTACGCCGCCAACCAGGCCGCGGAGGAAGCGGCGTTTGCCGAGGAAAGCGAGAAGCCCGTTGAGGATGACCTGGACCCGGCTCCCAAGCCAACCCAGGTTGCAGCCGAACCGACTCCGAGCCCAGCACCGACGCCTCAAGCGCCGGCAGCGAGCCCGACGCCGGCCCCAGCACCCAACGAGGCCACCGACCCCTACGCCGATCTACCTCCCGCCGTGCGGGACGTGTTGGCGGAGCTTCCGACGCTACGGCATGAGGCCGAGTCGAACCGCGGACGCGTTTCCGCACTGAACCGATCGCTGGAAGAGGCCAGGGCAGAGTTGGCGCGCGTCAAAACCGCCCCGACACCGCCACCGGAGCCACCCAAGCGCGACGAGAACCTCGCCAAGGCCCTTGATGAACTCCCCGGAGCGGCCCAGGCCGTAGAGGACTACGTCACTGCCACCCTGAAGACCGTGCAACCGAAGACGGATGCCTCACCACCACCGACACAGTCGCCGGCCCCTGCGCCGGCCACAGACCCGGAGATGGCGCTTCTGGACAAGGAGTACCCGGGCTGGGGCGACAAGATCGGCGGGACAGACTTCAAGCTGTGGCTCGGGCGCCAGTCGTCCGAGTACCAGACGGAGGTCATGCGCACGAACCGGTCTGGGGTACTCATCACGGCGATGAACAAGTTCGACAAGTTCAGGACGGATGCGCAAGGCTCGCAAACGAGCACGGTGGTGCAGAAGAGGACTGGCCGGATCGCGGCCGCAGTGACCCCGCAAGGGGCTGCGCGGCCAAGTGCGAGCCGTGCCAGTGTTCCCCAAACCGAAGAGGAAGGTTTCGAGGCGGAGCTGCGAAAGCCCACCCGGTAACCGGCCACACCAAAGGAGTCTGCCATGTCCGGCCAGACCATGAGCACCGTAACGGCCCGGATTGGCCGCTGGAAAGCCCAGATCCTCAAGCACGCCGCACCCGTCGAGGTGTTCGGCCGCGTGGGGGTGTCGATCAAGCACGACCTGAACATCCCTGGCCAGTCCAGCGATACCGCGGTGTTCCGCCGCTGGCTGCCGAAGGGTGCCACTGCAGCGTCTCCGAACACCTGGAGCGTTGACCCGGCGGCCCACCTTCTGAACGAGGGAGAGACCCCCGCAGCGGAGACCGTGGGCAACCAGGACATCACGGTCCAGCTCCAGGAGTACGGGGTGTTGTACCGCTTCTCCAACCGCGTCGCCGACATGTACGAGGACGATGTTCCACCCGAAATGAAGAAGATCGCCGGGGAACGGATGGGCCTGCTGATGGAGCTGATCCGTTACGGACAGCTCAAGGCCGGCACGAACGTCTACCGGGCGGGTGCGGTGGCGAGCCGGGCGCTGATCACGGGGCTCGTGTCCGTGAACATGCTGAACAACATCAAGCGTGGCTTCACCAACAACATCGCCGGGGAAGTAACCGAGGTGCTGACAGCTTCACCCGGTGTCGGCACGCAGCCGGTGGAGGGCGGGTTCATCATCGTCTGCAGCGGCGACCTGGAGAACGATGTTCGGGCGCTGAACGGCTTCATCCATGCCAGCGAGTACTCCAGCCAGAAGCGAATCCACGAAAAGGAACTGGGCTCTGTGGGTCCGTACCGGTTCATCGTGTCAACGCACATGGCTCCGTACCTGAATGCGGGGGCGGCAACGACGCTGAACACGCGGCTGGCTGGTGGCGTGCCCAACACGACGGGCGCCGAACTGATCGACGTGTACTCGTTAATCGTGCTGTCCGAAGAATCTTTCGGCGACGTGATGCTGCGGGGCTCGGCGAGCATGAAGACGGTGTCGATCCTGCCGGCCGGGATGAAGACGAAGGACGATCCGCTCGGCCAGCGCGGGTACGTCGGCGCCTCCGGGTACATGGCAGTCGTCCGACTCAACGAGTTCTGGATGGCTGTCGGTGAAGTCGGTGCCTCGGCGCTGATGAACTGATCCACCGGGTGACGACAGGCCGGGCCACGTGCCCGGCCACAAGCCCAAACGACAAAGGAAATATCATGCAAACCTCACGCGACAACTTCTGCCTCGTTGCAGCCGGCGTGCTGGAAGGTACGGGTGCCAACACGTACCAACTGGCCGCGCTCACCCACTTCGTCATCGGCGGACGAGCATTCAGCAAGGCCATCACCGACAACATCGCCATGGCGGCGTTCACGGGCACGACGTTTGTGGCCCTGGGCAACCACCAAACGTGCGCGCTGTTCATCATGACGAACTCTGCTGGCACTGTGACGGTGCTGCAGTCGGCCGTCAAAACGTCATTGACCGGCACCAGCTATGTGCCGGGGGCCTTCGAGTGGCCGGGCGACATCGATGGCTTCGCCTGCCTGGGTGCCATCCTGGTTCGCACCGCGGCGACGACGTTCACACCGGCCGCAACCGACCTGAGTGCTGCCAGCGTCACAGCGACGTTCCACAACGTCGCCATCGACTACAGCAAGCCGATCGCCTACTGATCCAACAACAGGGCCGGCACCACTGGCCCACCACCAAACCATCAAGGAGCTAGTGCCATGGGCCGAGCCACACACAACCCCACCGAGTACACCGGCGACGATGTTGCTCACGAGTACGACGACAACGAAGACGACGAACTGCAGATCCTGGACATGATGAGCCCGAGCGCGATGACGCGGCAGCGCATGGTGCAGCAGATCGAGGCGGTGCCTGATTTCCACGGCGTGGGCGACAGGCTTGCGTACGAGAAGTTCATGCAGGACCCCATGGTGATCAAGATCCACCGGGCCACCGACAAGAACGCCTACCAAGAGATCCCGGTGGGCATCAACGGCGACCAGCGGTGCTTGCTGCGCGGCATCCCCATCCGCATCCAACGCGCGTTTGTGGAGCGGCTCGCCCAGTGCCAACCAACGTCGTACGAGACCGTGGAGAACCATGACCGCACGTCGGCCAACGGCATGCTGCGCAAGAGCACCACGGCGCACCAGTACCCCTTCGACGTGATCATGGACCCGAGCCCGTACGGCCGCCGCTGGCTGGCGCGCATGAACAAGCAGGGTTGATCCGTGAACTTCCTGCAACTCTGCCAGCAGCTCGCCCACGAGGCGGGTGTCAACGGCACCGGGCCCACCACCGTCGTGAGCCAAGACGGGTCGCTGGAGAGTGGTCGGATCGTGAACTGGGTGAATCAGTCGTGGCTTGACATCCAGGCAAAGCGCAACTGGTCATGGATGTGGTCGAACGCCCAGGTCACGATCCCGCTCGGGCTAAACGTCATTGCCGGTGCGCTGGCGCCGGCCCGCTACGACAAGGAGTCGGCCTACTTCAACGACGGCTCCACGTCATGGCGCAACCTGTGCTACATGGCCTGGGACGAGTTCAGGACGGCCTACCGCACGCTGAACAGCCAGAACGGTGTCACCACGTGGACGGTTCGGCCAGACCTGGCGCTGGTGTTCAATGCCACCGTCAGCGCCGCAACCGCGGTGGACATCGAGCGATACACCAACCCAACGCGGATGACGGTGGACGCTGACACCCCTGGCATGCCAGAGCACCTGCACGAACTGATCATCTGGCACGCGCTGATCCACTATGCCGACTTCGATGAGGCCGGGGTGCAGCGGCAAACGGCCGTAGTCAAACACGACCGCCTGTGGGCGGACTTGCTGAAGTGCTGCCTGCCACAGATGCGCATGGGCGGCCCCCTGGGCGATGAGTGAGGACACCACCATGTCGCAAATGAACCCGATCCTGGTCAACTCCGCGGCCAGCACCAATGCCCGCTTGCTGTCAGCCGGCGGCACCACGCTGAAGACGCTGATCGCCACCAACACCGGGGCGGCCATCGGCTTTGTGAAGCTGTACAACTTGGCAGTGGCGCCGACGGTTGGCACGTCAGTGCCGGCGCTCACGGTGGGCGTGCCGGCCAATGGCACGGTGGCGCTGCAACTCGGTGTCGATGGCATGTACTTCCCGAGTGGCCTGGCGATGGCGATCACGCTGCTCGGACCAGATGCCGATGCAACCGTGGTTGCGGCCGGTGAAATCAAGGTCGCTGGCAACTTCCACGGCAACTGAGCCACCCGTGAAACAACTGCGCATACCCGCCACCACCACGGACTTTGACCCGATCGAGTTCCGCGGCGGGCTGGATCTGGTCAGCCCGATTTCGCAACTGAAGTCGGGGCGATGCCGGGATGCGCTGAACTTTGAGCAGTCCATCGATGGCGGCTACACGCGCATCCCGGGCTACGATCGGTTCGACGGTCACCCATCCCCATCGGATGCGACCTACAACACGATCACGCTCAACATCACCGGCAGCATCGTGGCCGGCAACACCATCACCGGGGCAACGTCTGGCGCAACCGGTGTCGTCATATCGGTGACGCTGATCTCCGGGACTTCGTACCTGGTGGCCTACACCAAGGCCGTCAGCGCGTTCGTGGTCGCAGAGAACATCACCGTGGCCGGGCCCGTGCAGGGCACCGTGACGGAACTGGGTGGCTTCAGCTCTGCGGCCAACTACGATGCGGTGCAGACCGGGCTGGCGGCGAATGTGTACCGGGCCGACATCGCAGCCGTTCCGGGATCCGGACCCATCCGCGGCGTGGCCAGCCTGAACGGCATCCGGTACGTGTGGCGGAACAATGCCGGCGGCACCGCCCTGGCCATCTACAAGCAATCTGCGGGTGGCTGGGTGCTGATCCCGCTGATGTACGAGCTGGCGTTCACGCTGGGCACCTCGGAGTACGTGGCCGGCGAGACCATCACCAAGGGCGGCACGAGTGCCACGGTGCGCGGCATCTCGCTGCAGAGCGGGACGTGGGCGGGCGGTACCGCTGCCGGCCGGCTCATCGTGAATGGCATTACCGGCGGCCCGTTCACGGCCGGTGTATCGGCCGGTGGCGGCGCGGCCACGCTGTCAGGCGCCGAGACCGCGATCACGCTCCTGCCTGGCGGACGTGTCCAGACCGACAAAGGAAACTTCGGCCTGGGCACCCGCATCTACGGCTGCGACAACGTGAACCGCGGCTTCGAGTTCGACGGCACCACTCTGACCCCGCTGGCGACTGGACAGGCCGTTGACGCCCCGACCAACGTGCTGATGCACAAGGATCACCTGTGGTTCTCATTCGGCGCCAACGTCCAAAACAGCGGCCTCTCCACGCCGTACAACTGGAGCGCTGGTGCGGGCGGCGCCGAGTACCGTTTCAGCGGCACCGTCACTGGCATGGTTCGGCTGCCGGGTAGCCAGCAAGTCGGCGTGATGGCGGTGTTGACGCAGGAGACCACTGACATCATCTACGGCAACACCGCACTCGACTTCAACCCGGTGCCGTTTGAAGAAAGCGCCGGGGCGAGGCCGTACGGGACCCAGCGCGTCGGAGGCCAAGTGCTGTCGTTCGGCGACATCGGCGTGTCGTCCCTGTCGGCGACCCAGAACTTCGGCAGCTTCACACCCGCCACGCTGACGCAGAACATCCGACCGTTCACGGTCACGCGTCGGTCGCTGTGCTCCGGATCGTCACGGCACCGCACCAAGAGCCAGTACCGCGTCTTCTTCAGTGACGGCTACGGGATCTACATGACCGTCAGCAACGGCAAGCTCGTGGGCAGCATGCCGGTGCTGTTTCCGAACCCGGTGACATGCGCGTGCCAGGGCGATGCCACGGACACCGTTGACCAGTCGTTCTTCGGGTCCGACAACGGCTTCGTGTACCAGATGGACGTTGGCACATCGTTCGATGGCACGGCTATCGACGCCTCCTTCACGCTGGTGTTCTCCCCGCAGGGCAACCGCAGGGTGGAGAAGCGGTACACAGGTGTCGAACTGGAGCTGCAGGGAGAAGGCTACGCCGAGTTCATGGTGACGTACGAGCTGAACTACGGCAAGCCGGAGCGTGCGCACGGAGACCTACCGCAGACGGAGGTCATCAACCTCACCTCGGTGTTCTGGGACACGCCCAGCATGGTCTGGGACGAATTCACCTGGGACGGCCGCAACCTGGGCCCGGGCGAGATGGAGATCAACGGCACCGGGCTCAACATCGCACTGCGGTTCTCCAGTTCGTCGGCGATCTTCAAGGAGTTCACGCTCTCGTCGGGGATCATGCACTTCAGGCCCCGCAAGTCCAGGAAGTCGGCGCGATGACGAATCCCTACTACAACGTCAGCGGCACGCCTGGGCAACGGTCGGCCGGCTCATCGTCACCGATCCGCTCCGAATACGCATCGATCGCGGCGGCCTTCGACAAGCTGCCGGCGTTCTCCGGCAACGCCAACAGGGTCATCACGGTCAACAGCGGGGCTACGGCGCTCGCTGCATCGTCGGTGCTGTCGCTCAGCGGATCGACGGCGGCGGTGACCGGTGCCCTGACCGTCAGCGGATCCGCCACAGCCGCATCGTTCGTTGGGCCGCTCACGGGCTCCGCGACCACCCTGGCCACGCCCCGCACGATCAGCATCACCGGGGATCTGGCTTACACGTCGCCAGCGTTTGACGGCTCCGGCAACGTCACGGCCGCCGGCACACTGGCCACCGTCAACAGCAACATCGGCACGTTTGCGGCGGCCACGCTCAACGCCAAGGGTCTGGCCACGGCCGGCGCGAACCTGTCGGGTGACGCCACCACATCCGGTACCACGCTGACGCTGGCCACCGTGAACGCCAACGTCGGATCGTTCGGATCCAGCACGCTTATACCGGTGCTCACGGTCAACGCCAAGGGACTCATCACGGCGGCGACCAATGCCAACGTCGTTGCGCCGGCCGGAACACTCACGGGCACCACGCTCGCGGCCAACGTCACGGCCTCATCGCTCACCAGCCTTGGCACGCTCGCGACCCTGGCAGTTGCTGGCGCTGCAGTCTTCAACGGGACGGTGGCGCTTGGAGATGCTGCCGCAGACATAATCACATTGGCCGGTAGTTTCGGCGGAGGCGGCCGTCTCACGGCTTCAACATATACACCAACGGTTACGGCAATAGCAAATTGCACATCGCCCACGCCGCTTCTAAGTCATTCATACAGAATAAATGACCTTGTGCATGTATATGGAACTTTGCAAATAAGCATTACCGCCACATCGACACTAACAACTGTCGCAGTTTCATTGGCCAACGCATCAGATATTGTCGCAACTACAGATCTGACTGGTGTGGCAACTTGCGATCTGTCGGTCAACTCTGGAAGAGTAAGTGGTGATACAGCAAGCGATAGAGCATTAATTTCGTTTCTGTCTGGCGGAGCAACTGGGACAGGTACAGTATTCTTTACGTTCTCACACCGAATTCAGTAAGTAATTGGAGATCAAATGGCTGAAAGAATCACCGGAGAGCAGGCCCTTCTCAACGCGGTTGCGCGACAGCGCGACGAGGCCATGAACCGATGCGCGCAGGCGCAGGCGCAGGCCGAGATCGCATTGGCGGACAATGACGCACTCAGGGCCAGAATCGACGAGATGCAGGGCCGCATCGACAAGGCCGAGCACTTTGTCGAGGCACTGAAAGACATGAACCGGAGCAAAGCCGATGGCCACCAAATCGTTGATGGAGCAAGCCCAGGACCTGACGGCGGCGAACCAGGTCACGCCGACGACAGCGGAGTTTGACGAGTCGAAGGGCGTTGCCGGCCGGGTCGATGCGATCACCCGGCAGGACTCGCCGCTGATGACGCAGGCCGACACGCGCGGCCGGCAGGCGGCGGCGGCGCGCGGGCTCACGAACTCCAGCCTGTCGGCGCAAGCCGCGCAAGAGGCCGTCATCGGGGCCGCCACGCCCATCGCGAATGCCGACGCCGGCCTGTACCAGCAGCAGCAACTCACGAACCAGGGCGCCCGCAACAACGCCTCGACCACGAACGCGCAGATCGGGGCTACGCTGGGCGGTCAGGCGCTGGGCCTGGAGAACAGCAACCAGCAACAAGACCGCAGCCTGGCGCAGAACCAAAGCCAGTTCGAGGTCAACTCGGCCCAGAACGCCACGCAGATCGCCAACCAGGCATCGCAGTTCGGCCAATCGCTTGCGGAGCAAGCTGCCCAGCGCACCCAGCAACAACAACAGTTCGCAGCGGCGCAGCAGTTTCAAGGCATGCAGGCCGGGCTGGACCGTGAGAATCAAGTACGGCTGGCGGGGCTGCAGAACGCGAACCAGTCGGCCATCAGCTCCAACGGCGACATCTCGCAGGCGTGGCAGCAGATGAGCGTGAACATCGGCAACATCCAGAACAATGCGAACCTTGACGAGGCCGCAAAGCGCACGCTGATCCAGAACCAAATGGACTCGTTCGGTGCCTTCTCCAGGTTCTGGCAAAGCACCACGGGTGTTGACGTGTCGCAACTGCTGAACTTCAACTTGCCGCCGGCAGCCCCAGCACCGCCGGCAGCCCCAGCACCTCCTCCCGACCCGTACAACGGGAACCCTGGCGGCGACAGCGGGGGCGATTGACGTGCTTGAGTACCGCATGGTCGCAGCCAACGAAGTGCCACAACTTGCGGCCTTCGCTATCGATGGCATGCGGGCGGAGCGCTTTCCGTTGCATGTAGCCCGCGATCGCGTGGTAGCTGTGATTGAACTCGTCCGCCGCGGTGCGCCGCACTTTGGCATGGCCGCCGTGCAAGACGGGATCATCGTCGGCGCCATCGCAGCGCTCGCCAGCGAGATGCTGTTCTTCGAACGCTGGGAGGCGCACGTGGTGATGTGCAGAGCCGTGGTGCCTGGAGCTGGCCGCCATCTCATCGCAGAGCTTCGCAAATGGGCGGACGACGACATGAAGATCCGGCGCGTGCACTTCCCCATCGAAGAGGGGGCCGATCCGCGCATGGCCCGCCTCTTGGCTCGGTACGGGTTCGACCGTGGCCAAAGCAACGCGCTCTTCTACAAGGGGTAAGACATGGCCATCGCAATTCCGATCATTGCATCGTTCGCCGCCGGCGCAGCAGGTGTCGCAGCCGTCGCGACCGCAACCACTGTGCTCGGAACAATCGCTGCCTATGCCACCGTGGCTGGCGCCATCATGACCGGCGTTGGGGCGCTCACAGGCAAGAAAGACCTGATGAAGATCGGCGGTATCTTGTCGCTGGCTGGTGGGATAGGCACGCTGGCGAGCAACGCCGCGGGGACCGCCGCATCGTCAGGAGGCGGCCTCACTGGTGGCGGTGCCGCGGTGGACGAGATCACCGCAGAGACTGCTGGGGCGGGCGGTGCCGGAGCCGCAGGTGCCGCGGAAACAGTTGGTGGGGTCGCATCCAACGTGCCGGCCACAGCGCCGCAGTTCATGCCCATGGGGGAGGCCGGCGCCCAGTCGCCCGGCCTGATTGAGGCGGCGCAAGCCCGCAGCATGCAGGGCGCCACCACGGTCCCGCTGTCGGCGCCCACCAACGTGTCGGCGCCGATCCAAGACTACGCCCAGGGCCTGACATCGAACGACATGCAGTCGTTCTGGGACCGCGTCAAGGGCATGGGAAAGACCATTGAGAACAACCCCAACACGGCCAAGCTGATCGGCCAGACCGTTCAAGGTGGCGTCCAAGCCTACGGCAAGGCCCAACAAGAGGCGCTGCTGCAAGAGCAGAATGACTATCAACGCTCGCTGATAGAGCGTGCCAGGTCGAACCTGAACCGGCCGATCCGCATCACCTACGGGAACCAGTCATGAACGACAGCTTGATGCAGCGGGCGCAGGCCCAGAAGGCGGTCCCCGCCGGGGCAACCGGTGGCGAGTCAGGTGGCGAGCCATTCAAGCGCCCGGACATCTCGCAGTTCGTGCCACCAGAAATCAAGGACGTGGTAGATCGTGTCGTGGCCGCCGGTGTCAAGGTGATGTACTCGCCGCAGATGCAGGAACAGATGAAGGCGGCCATCGAGAGCCAGGACCCGGTGCCGAAGAAGATGGCCGAGAACGTGACGGGGCTGCTTCTGACGCTGGACAAGCAGACCCAGGGAGGCATCCCGGACAAGGCCCTGTTCCCGGCCGGCATGGAGTTGATGGGTGAGGCCGCCGAGGTGCTCACGTCGGCCGGCCAGCCGGTCACGCAAGAGGACTACAACGAGGCCGCCCGCATGATGTTCGTGCTGGTGGGCCAGAAGCTGGGCGGCACGCCTGACCAGATCATGCAGGCGGCGGCGCAGGCGGTGCCGGGTGATGCTGGCGAGGAACAGCAAGAGGGGGCCGCACCCGGCCAGCCCGAAGAGGTGCCGGAAGCGCCTCAAGGTCCGATGGCCTGACGGGAGGAACGCATGGCAAGCCTATTCGCTCGGGCGCTGGCTGGTGGCATCGGTGGTGCGGCTGCCGGTGTGACCGACATCGCCAACAAGTACCTCGATTCGCAGATGCAGCAGCAACGCGCCCAGGCCCTGGCCAAGTTGCAGCGCGTCTACGCTGTCAAGACCGCGCAGGACGTTGACGCGTTCCAGAACGACCCGGCCCGGCGCGAGAGACTGCGCGCGGAGGCCGGCAAGGACACCGCGGCATCTTCGGCGGCCGAACTGGAGGCCAAGGCCACGCAGGCCAACGACCCGCGCATCCGGCAGGGTGCCATCGACACCGCAACAGCCACGGCAGCAGCGCAGGCCAACGCAGCCCGCGATGCCACGAAGGCCGGCGGCGCCGACCCCGAGTACCTCAAGTCGGCCAAGAAGATCGCAGAAGCCACACGCGCCCCAGATTCTGTGGCGGCTCAAGCCGATGCTGAACGGATACGGTTCCAGACCATGGCGTACAAACGCCTGGACCAACTCCGCACCGAACTGGCTGCCGCGGTGCAGGCGGGTGACGGCGCGAAGGAAAAGGAACTGCGCGCGAAGCTCGACGTGTTCGAGAGCAAGCCCGGCAAGGAAGACAAGCTGCGCGCCGCGATCGATGGTGCCGAGAAGGCGATTGCGCCGGCCCTGAAGATCCTGGCCGACACCATGGCCGACCCGGCAGCGAAGAAGGAGGCCGAGGAAACGGTGCGGCAGGCCAGGGTGCGCATTGACCAGTATTCCAAGCAGTTGGGCATCGACAACAGCAAGCCGGCGGTGCCGGAGGCGCAGGCGCACAAGGAAGCGGAAGCGGCCATCGCCGCGGGGGCGCCTCGGGAAGCCGTGCTCAAGAAGCTGCAGGATATGGGGTATGCGCCGCTCGGCGCAAAACTAGGCGCCACCACATCACTTGACCCACAAGTGCCACTTGTTCAGCGAGGTCAGGCGCGCGGAACCAGCATGGCGCCGGCCGGCTTGAGCATTGAAACGACGCCGACATTCAAACTTCGTCAGTACAGCGAACGGCACCCCGACTACGCCAAGGCGCAGGAGGAGATCAGGCGCCGAGAGCGGGCCATGTACGAAGCCGGTCCTGCAACTCCGTACCCCGGTCGGTGACCTATGGGCATGTTCGATGACCTGATCCCGGGTGCACGCAAACCGGCGCCAGAGCAGAGCTACGGCATGTTCGCTGACCTTGTGCCGGCGGATGGCGGACCCGGAGACACCGCGCGCGGCTTCAAGGTGGCGATGGGCCAGACCGTGCCAATCCTCAAGGGCGTGGCCGGGCTGGTGGGCGCCACCGGAGAAAAGGCTTTCGGTGTTGGCGGCATCTCCACCGGCATCAAGAACTGGGGCTTGACCGGCTTCACCGAGGGCATGGAGAAACTCCAGCCCCTGCAGAAGGACACGGATGAACTCACGACCTCATGGAAGCGCGCGAAGGATGGCGACCTGGGCGCGCTTATTGACTGGGCTCAGTACGGCCTTGGGTACGCTGCTGGGCAGGCTGGAGAGGCTGTGGCCATGTCCCTACTCGGGGGAGCAGTTGGCGCGGCAGTCGCCCCCCAAGCCGCCCCGGTCTCTGCTGCCGGCGGCGCGATCACCGGCCTGGTCGCCAAGGGCGCCGTCAAAGAAGCGGCAACGGCGCTCATCCGCAAGGCCGTGCTCAAGGAGGCCAACGACCTGATGGCCACGGCCGCCGGCAAGCTCACGGCGGAACAGGCGGTGCAACAGGCCACGAGGGCAGTGGCGAAGAACATCGGTTCCACGTCGGCGCTGCTGGCGTTCGGCGGGGCGCAGGAGCTGGGCACGATCTACCCGGAGGCCGAAGCCGAAGCGTTGAAGAAGGGTGAGGCCCTGAGCGGCGGCGACTTGGCGCGCGTCTGGGCCGCCGGGCTGGCCGCAGGCGGTGTCGAGGGCCTGACCGACAAACTCGGCATCGGTGCCGTCACCGGAAAGGTCGGGATCCCGGGCCTCGGAACCCGCCTCGGAACCCGCCTCGGACAAGCCGGAGCCATGGGTGCGGCCGGAGCCGTTACGGAAGGTGCCACAGAGGCGGTGCAGACAGGCATCGAGCGTTTCGGGGCCGGCCAGCAGGTTTTCAGCCCAGA